ATGGCATCACACCCCGATATCCTTAATTTTATTTGTAAAGTATCAATAGATACGCTACAATTTTTCTTTTACGGGACAAATCTTAATCTGTATCTTCGTGGCATGAAAGAAGATATACGAAAAATACGGATGCGCCAAAAATGGCTTGGGATATACACCGAAACGGGTTCTGTGACAAAAACAGCCCTTCGGTGCGGGATTGCCCGTTCCACGTTATACCGTTGGATAAATCGCGAGAAAGAACAAGGTAAGTCAAAATTGTCCGATAAGTCTAAACGCCCATCAAGACTCGCAAATATGAAGGTAACGCCTGGAATTGAAACCATTATTCTTAATCTGCGTGAGACGAGAAAATGGGGAGCGCAACGGATTGCCAACTATCTGCTTAGGAAGAGAATAAAGCTCTCAGCCATGACCGTGTGGCGTGTGTTGAAAAGGCATCAGGTTAAAGCTGTTGTGAAACGGCGTAAAAAGTCAGACTATATCAGATATAGTAAAGAAATTCCTGGGGAAAGGATCCAGCTGGATGTAATGAAAGTACGAAATGGAGCATATCAGTTCACGGCCATAGATGATTGTACCCGTTTGAGGACCATTCGTGTATATCCCAATAAAAAAGCGGAAAGTACAATTCATTTTTTAGGAGAGATACTGAACACCTTTCCTTTTCCCGTTCAGCGGATACAGACTGATTGGGGAACAGAATTCTTCAATTATGATTTCCAATATGAACTGCATGACCATTTTATCAAGTTCAGACCTATCAAACCAAGGACTCCACATTTGAATGGCAAAGTTGAAAGGTCTCAGCAGACCGATAAGACAGAGTTTTGGAATCTTATAGATTTGTCGGATAAGACACTTGATTTGAATGCGATGGCTATGGAATGGCAGGAGTTCTACAATAAGAAACGACCACATTCCTCGCTGAACGGCAAGACTCCGATGCAAAAACTCAAGTCTGTTGAGCACCTTATTCCAATCCAACCCGATGTGAGTGAAAAATTCTTGGAATCAAACGAAGAAATCCTGCCACGTAATTACGAATATCTTAAATTCATAAAACATAGAAATAAGAAAGCTGTTGTTCAATAAGCTGTGGAGAATTACAAATATATCACTGACTGTTAACACTTTTAAGCTCATCTGTCGGGGAACGGCCAGCGCCAAGGGGCGGGACCACCTGTCCCGACGAGCGTAAAAATGCGGCAAGCTAATGTAGTGAATCTGTTGTTATAGCACATTTTATTGCATCTGTCGTTGGTAATTCCTAATTATCTACTCTCTGTTCAAATTCAATGTCCGCGGTCCGTCATAAAACACTTCATTATCGTAGTCTGTCGCTATCTTGATGGTGTCTCCTTTCTTAAAGAAACGACTTTTGGCGATATGCAGACGCATGACGTTCTCCTTACGCTCGGCCGACGACTGGTTGAGAGAGATCAGATGGGTACAGGGTCTTGCCAGTCCTTTCGCCTCGGAACAGTTATACTCGGTCAGCACATTCCGTTCGTCGTTGAGCCATTCCCTGTCTTCAATGGTGGACTGGTAAGTCACCACCATCCATACCTTCTCATCGGCTGCCAGGTCCTTGAGGTCATTGGCTACCGCAATGCGTTTGGCTCTTTCGTGGTCAGCTCCCCAAGCGCGTCGTGCAGCATCCGTCAGCAGATCCATGGAGTCGATGATGACGATGTCGGGATTATGACCCTTGAGTTTACGGTATTCCGAAATACCGTTTTTTATATCAAGAGTGGACACCTGTGCATTGAACCTGGGATAACTGCGCACAGTGATGCTGCCGGCATAGGAAGCTACAAGTTTTTCCAGATGCCTCATTTCCGTGTCGGAAATCTTACCCCGTTCGAAATAGTAGGCATTTTTGGAGATGAGTCCTCCGGAATAGGCATTCAGTGCCTCCTCTTCCGAACCCTCCAACTGAAAATGCAAAACATGAAGTCCGTCATCGATGTCTGCCCGTACCCCAATCCATTTGGCGATGTGGGATTTTCCGACTCCGGTGGAGGCCAGGAAACAGGTCAGTTGTCCCCGCAGGTTACGACCCGCATTCAGTGCATCCAGATAAGGGATATAGAACCGCGACACGCGTGGGGATGCCGAGCGCTCTTCCTCTTCCTCCCGACGCCTGTTCCGCTCGAAGCGTTCTGTGAACGTCTCGGCCACATCTACAAACGAGGTGTTCTTGAGCGTAAAACCTGCCAGCCATTCGGCATACTCTCGCAATGTCTTCTCGGCCTTGTCCTGCCTGTTTTCGTTGTACAGTTTTCCGACCTCGGCGTAGACAGCCTGCAAGCGTACCCCCTTGATGTACGACTCAAGCATATCGGTCATTACCTCGGCGCTCTGTCCCTCGTCATACTCCCGGAAAGTGTCTATGAGTTCAACGGCATCATAATCCTCCTGAAACTTCTGCGCAAGAATCGCGTAAGACGGAGGAGCCTTGTAGGTTCTGAAGTGGGTGGCGATGGCATCTTGGACACGCTGGAAGGCACGATCGGGCAGGTATTCCTTCCTCATGTGTCTGGATAGCACCGCACAGAGAGCCTCCTGTCTCAAAGCCGTGGCATAGAGTTCATACAGAAACTCGGCGCTCAGTGGATTGGTCGTACTCATCGGCATTCCTCCTTTTCGTTCCACATTTCACAGCGCAACCGATAGAGTTCGGGGTATTGCGCGGCTGTCCGCAACCGGCAAGACGCCGCGTGCCGGCATCTTTGACAGGAGGGAGAGAACGGAGTCCACAACAGGGTCGAATTCCCGCAGATGAGATATCCTGTCTCGGAGGAGAGCAACCTTCGTTTTGTAACCTCCTCATACTCGGGAAAGACAAAACGTGTGAAAGGGTGCCGCTTTCGTCTCTCGGCCAACGAATAGATATCCGCCCTCGTGATTCCGAAACTTTTCAGCCACTTGTCTTCATAAAAGCGGCGTTGTTTTCCCGTCTGGAGATACCTACTCACGGCTTTCTGCCCGAAAGAGTGCGCCACGTCCCAGCGTTTGCGATAGGAAGCGTCGAAGCCAGAGATGGTATAAACCTGGCATATGCAGAAATCGGCCAGACGTTCTCCACTGACCGTTATCACTTTTTTCTCCAGCCGATCAAAACAGGCTTCCAGCAGACGTACGGACCTTCCGCCTGCGGGGAAAGTGAAGTCGCCCCACAGCGTGTCCCGCACAAGTCGCTCGAAAATCCTGCGCGCACTCTCAGCCCATTCTTTTTTCTCCATCACGCGTCAGAAGATTACGGAGTTGGTTTTTGGCCAGAAACAGTCGGCTCTTGACCGTTTCTATGTTCTTGGACTGGAGCATTCCCTTGCGGTGCAGAATATCGGTAATCTCACCGATTTTGTACCCGGCCTGCTGCAGCAAAAGAGGTTCCCGATAGATGGGCTTCAGACGCCGGAGTGCCCACAGAATGTCATCGTTGTAATACTGTTCGTAGTTGTCGATACCCAAACAAGCTTCCGACGGCTCGTCGTCATAGAGCAGTGTTGATTTCAACCCGCTGACATCGACGTTCTCGTCCGGAAGCAGCCGGTTTCTGTTCCGGTTGTTCAGGTCGGTCATCAGCCGCTGCGTCACGGCATATATCCACGTCTTTACCGGCCGACGAGGATCATAACTGTCCATATACTTGAAGAAGTTGATCAGGGCTTCCTGATAGTTATCCTCGACATCTTCCTGATTGAATGTATATTTGATGCAAATGCTGTATATCAGATTTTTGTGGGGCAGTACATACTTTCTCAACAGTTCTGCCCGTCTTATGGCCGATTCGTCTTCTAATGACGGAATCACGCCCAACACATCTTTCTTATCCACACTTTCACTGACTGAAAAGGGGTGATACACAATCTCATGTCCTAATCTGTCAGCTTCCGGGAGCGTCAATTGAAAATCGGGCGGCCTCAGACGGCCGCCCGGAATCTGTGTTGTATTATCAAATCACAGGCGGTGCTTGCGGATGAAATAATAAAACAGGTGACAGGCATCCGCGGCATTGTCATCGACAGGGACTATCCCGTAGCGGTTCTTGCAGGCCGCAATCATCTCTTCCTTGGTAGCCCGTCCGTTTCCCGTAGCCCACTTCTTGAGAGTCGCCGGGTTGATGAACTCCGGCTCGGGAATATCGGTTTCATCACATACCTCCAGCAGCACGCCCCGCAGTTCGGCCAGGCGTCTCATATCATAGAAGTGCCTGTTCATGGCCACATCCTCTGCCACGATATACTTGATGCCGTGTTCTTTGATAAATGCCATAAGCGTTTCCCTGAAAGAACCGTGCATCTTGTTGTCGTTGCGTCTTCTGCTTTCGGTGAAGTTCCAGGTCCCGGCCCCATGCAGGGAGAAATACCCTGTATGGGCAGCAATGTCAAGTGCCAGTACCTGTTCCCTGACCATTTTATCATTCTCCGATTCTCGATTCGCCATTCTCTTTCGTGATTACAAGTTTATGGGGATAACCTTCGGCCACGTTCCCATGAGACACCACAAGGACAGTCCCACCCAAGGCATTAAGGGCTTCAAACATGGCAGCCAGGCCAGCTTCGTCTACCGCTTCAAGGATCTCGTCAAGCACCAGCATATCCAGTCCCTTGCCGTCCTCGCAGTTGCAGTTCACAAGTTTCTGCATGGCAAGGATGGTCGCCAGGTTGACACGCGCCGCCTCACCGGCCGAGAACTTCCCGAAGGAACCACAGTCCACACCGTCCCGGAGCAGCGAGATGGAAATTTTCTCCCGGATCTTTCCACTTTTTAGGACGGTATACCCGTCAAAGCGGATACGGATGTCACTGCCTATATTTTGCAGGAATTCGTTGGTGATACGGCTCAATGCCTCCACTTTGGAATTGGCAAGATACGTTTTGAACTGTACGAAGCGTTCCTTTTGCACAACCAGAGTGCGAACCTTCTCGTCCAGCGCGAGTTTCTGCCCGGCCACTGCCAAGGAGCGCTTTTTCTCCTTTTCCAGGCTCTCTTTCAAGGAGTGCAAGAGATCTTCCGGCGAGGTGCTTTCCATTTCGCGGATGGTGCTTTGCAACGTGTCGATGGCACATTCCGCCGCGTGTATCTCTTCCGATGCCTTACGGATCTCCCGCTTGATGGCATTCTGCCGCTCGTCAATGAGTCCGAAAGCTTCGTCGAAGACTTTCCGGCGTATGCTTTCAATTTCGTTCTGCAGTGCCGTGATGTCAGCCGTCGTCCGCCTGCGGCTGTAATCGGCTTCTTCGACGCTGCGGGTTGCGAGTCGGATTGCCCGCTCGTGTTCGGAAAGCCTCTGTTCCCAGTCGTTGCGCTCGCTTTCCATCATGCGTTTGTCGTTCCCCAGCCGAGCCTGTTGAAGTTCTGCAGCATCGGTCTCTTTCTGCTGATTCTCGATACGGGAGATAATTTCCGACAGATTGCTTTGTCTTAATTTCAGTTCTTTCATTCCGGCCTGAATGTCAAATCCGGGTTCAGCCACCAGAAACTCGTGTCCGCATCGTGGACACGAAATAGATCCAGCCAGCTTGTTTGACAGTTCGTCAATGCCCGCCGAAATGACCTTACGTTTACGGCGCAACTGTTCCATCCGTTCTGCGAGGTCTCCGAGGTCGGAATCCAGTTCCTGCAGCCTGCGGACAATCTCCCCGGAGCGGGTTTCATACAGCTCACAGAACGAGCCATATTCACTCTTGAAGCGGTTGTAAGCCGCCTCTTTTTCTTTCAGTTCCTGCCCGGCCTTGACAAGCGCCGCGTCAAGATTGGCGAGTTGCGCCCGGGCAATCAGTAAATCTTCCTTCCGGCTTTCTATTTGCTGATTCCAGTCCGTTCTCCGGGCATTGGGAAACATCGGCATCCACTCATCGATGCGGGCCAAACATTCTTCCAGCGAGCTTTCGCCCGATTCCAGTTCCTGTAGAAGCTCATCGACACGCCGTATCTCCTCCGCCTGCGCTGAGGCCGCGGAAACAATGCTGTTCAGTCGGCGAATCTCTTCCCGGCGGGAGGTGATGGAAGACTCCAAAGCAGCCAGACGCTCGCGCTTGGAACGTAAATGAGCTTCGCTTTCTTCTTCCTGCTTTCGGATTTGCTCGAACAGCATCTCCACACGTCCATCCACTCCGGCCAGTTCAAGAGTTACCTTTTGGCGTTCTTCCTCCAATGGCTCAATGTCCCCATCAACGTGCGCAATGGCCTCGTCAACAAGAATCCCGTTTGAGAAACGGTTGATGATCTCCTTCTTCTCTTTATCGGAGGAAGAGAGGAAGTCTTCATAACGATATTTGGATAAAATAAAGTTATTCAGAAGTTCTTCCCGGGTGATGCCCAGTTTGTCCAGGATATAACGGTTATATGCATCCACGGACGGCTGTACTGCCTCGTCCGTGTCCACCTCCTTGCCGTCCCGCCAGAGCGTGCAGGCCACTGTCGAAGAACCCTTACGGGGTATTCGCCGACGTATGAGGAACGCCTCCTTCATTCCGTCATTCACCAGATGCAGCGTGACCGTACATTCTTCCGCCGCGTCATTGATAATCTCTTCCGTGCGTATTTTACGCAGCGGGCTTCCGGTGATGCCGACAGCGATACACTCCAGCAGGGCCGATTTCCCTGCGCCGTTCGACTGCTGGGAGTCATTGTCCCGGTTGTCGCCGAAAATCAGGGTTGTCACCCCCTGATGAAGTGTATAGTCCAGTTGGCGGAAAGCACACAGATTTTCGGCTTTTATGCTTGCTAATCTCCACATGGTCTTTCGATTTTTGATAGATATTCCAATCCAAGTTCCACCTCGTCAATCTGCTTTTCGCGGCAGAACTCCTCGTAAGTCTCGCGGATGCGATGGCTGTTGAACTTTTCAAAAAGGGAGGACGACGCGGCTTCGGGCGACAGTTCCTCGTCCGGGATAAGTTCCACCCGCGTGGCGCCCGCTTCGAGCAGAGCCGCTTTATCCACCGTCTTCATGGCTGCCTGAGGAGCATGAACGCGCACCTTCACCCTGTAACGTCCGTCAGCTTCAATTTCCCGAAGTTCGTCCATCAGGTGCAGCCCTGCACGCTCGGCCGTAACATCCATTACCCGGTAACGGATATTGGCCCTGTTCTTGATGAACTCGTGCGAGCCGTCTGAATAAATGAGCGTATAGCCCTTCTCCTCGTCTTCTCCGAAATTGTGCTGACGTGAAGAACCGATATACTCGATGCACGTTTTGGGAATGATGGTCCTGTTGTGGTAATGCCCCACGAATACCTTGTCAAACCCCGCGAAGATTCTCGTAGGCAGTTCCTTTTCCGAAGGTTGAGAAAGCGCACCATTGATACCCTCATGGATATAAAGGAAATTAAGGCGCCGAGGGTCGAGTGCTGCCTCCTTGAGCCGGTCCAATCTGGAGGTGAAGGACCCGTCCTCGGGAAAGTAACCCATCATGTGCAGCACGAACCGACAATCCTTGCCCACAGGCAACGACACGAACTCATCGCACACCAGCACATTGGGATGCTGGTCGAATACATGACAATATCCGCGTTCCGATTCCTGGTTCACCTTGTCATGATTTCCTTCGGCAAGGGTTATGTGAATGCCGTGTTCGGCAGCCGTAAGCAGAGCGTCGTGTACGGCCAGCAGGACATCAAGGGTCTGCGCGGCCCTGGCAAAGAAAAGGTCACCTCCGATGGCAATCTCTTTGACATCCATCTTCCTGCAAATATCCAAGGCCTCCTGCCAGTTGGCCTTGAATGCTGGAATGTTGTCTTTGGAAACATGTATGTCATTCAGCAATAAAAGGCAGGGATAACGGTCTTTCATAAGCGTATTGGAATAGGACGGGAGGTGTCAGGCCTCCCGTCGGTGAATAAATCGTGTTACTTATGAAAGGTTATCTGCGCCTTCTGGGGCGTTCGGTTCTTTCCTCTTCGCGGACTCTCTCGGGAAACTCCTCGTCCTCGGGCTCTTCCTTCTCTGCCGGAAGGGGTGACGGCCCCTCCATTTCCTGCTCTATCAGTTCGAGCAACTCGCGGTTGGTGGTAGAACGGGTAACGCGTACCGACAATCCTTCCTGTTCGATGTAGGCGCGAATCATGGCACGAAGTTCCTGTCCTTCCTCGGTCTTGTCGCCCAACGACTGGTCCTGGAGTTGTTCGTAACGGTCAAACAGATCGTCAAGGGCGAGGGCCGAACCTCCGTTCTGTTCGTTGTCCTTGTTCTCTTTGGAGCGACGGTCGAAGGAGAACGCTGAAGTGTCTTCCTTGGGCAGTTCGTCGGACAACGTCTGCACGGTCTGCTTCATCTCGTCCGTATCCATGAGATTCATGCCATAAAGCGCATCACACTGTTTGAGGAATTCTACGGTCGCCCCGAGATGATAACGAGTATAACGGTAGATGATTTCCGGGATGCGCGGCGCAGACATCAATACTGAAAGTTCTTCCCGGGTAAGCGGAACCGTATCGGACTCGTTGTCGATGGAGATGATGTATTCGGTCTTCGCTCCGTTCTTGCGTTTCTCGATCTCCACGGGATAGGCGTCATGCACGGACGAAATGGGGCAAGGATAGCTGGGGTTCTTGGAAAGTTTCTTGTTCCACAGTTTGAATTTGCGTTCGTCCAGATCCTTGAACTGGGCATGGGAAAGTGTCAGCATCTGGATGCCTTTGGCCCGTTCGTCAAGATTGAAAATATACAGACAATGTCCGTAGCTGTACTTGAGACCTCCGCCGAAAGAGCCTCCATCGATTTTCTCTGCCAGTTTCTCGTCACCGACATCCTTGGCCGCGGCCACAGCCATGCGACGATAAACATCAATCGGGTCGATGCTGTATCCTGCATCGGTAGCTCTGGTAACGGTCACATACATTTTCTGGGGTTTGTTCCCCGTTGTCGGTTTCTCCAACTCAAGCAGTAGCTGATGTACGGGGAACTCATAGCCCGGTCGTGACGGACTGCCGTCAGCATTGGGTGCGAGCGGAAGGATGCGTAAACGGTACACCCCGAACTTGTCCATGCGGAAAAATTCCGTGCGGGCAAAGGCTTTGTTTTCCTCCAAGGCGCGTTGCTGCGCCTCCTGGTACGACTCCTGACTTTTCAGGAACATTTCTTCAATCGACATACCATCCATGCCGGTTGTTTTGTCCAAATCTTCTTGCATTGTTCTAAAATTTATGGATTAAAAATGCCCGAAGCAGCGGCATGGATTATCCCTGCCGCCGGAATCTGGAACAGACGGACGGGTTCGGTTACACCGTCCGCATCAACTGATAAAATTGGGAGAAATGTCTCGCTGACCCTGCCTCCGGGATTGGAGGCTCATTTGACAAACTGAAAAGGTCTTGAATGACCTGCGTACAAAAATAAACAAAGTGCTCAAATAACCAATGAATGTAATTAGATGTTTTACATAAATGTAATTATCAATGGTTTACAAATTTGTTTTAGTCATATTCCTTATATTTTGCAGCAATCGTTCGCCTTTGGGCGAGTTCCTGGCTTCCTTGAGCAGCAGCTTCCTGTTCTGTTGGATGAAATACTCAATCTTGCGGCGACATATACCCTCGTAATAGGCCTTCCGCTGGGGAGTAAGCACCTTCCCCCGGCGACAGAAGAGCCCGTTCCGGCTGTACTCTTCCAGGTACCTCCGGAACTTGGGCTTTCTGTATGAGGCATCTTTCGAGGCTCGCGCCACCGATTCGATGACGTGCCAGTCCGGTTCGAAGACAGATTGTGTGCAACATAACTTTTTCAACACGAAGTAGACCACCGGCATTTCATAGCGGAGCATGAACCCGATCCGCGTCTGCTCGAAGGGGAACCGTTTAAGCGTCCCCTTCGGCCTTCCTTCTTCGGGTTTTCGGGGCTTCGGGGAGCTGACTGCCCGCGTCTGCCTGTGCCTTTTCTTCTTTCCTGCTTTCATCCTGTTTAACTTGACCGGTTGCTTGTTCTGCCGCCGGCATCCGCCGTTCGGCGATTCTTCTGCGACTTTCTATGTCGCGGGTTACATTGATTCGTTTCATCAGACAAAGTATGTAAAATTAAGTTCGACATCGACGTTGTACATGCCACTTTCAAATAATTGAACCTTTCGGGACCCTCCATAGATAACAAAAGAAGAACCCCGATTATATTTATGGTCATCGTTCCAATTGGCCGCAGTACATCGTACACTGTATTTGGGAGGCTGAATCTTGTTGGGAATGACGGCTATGATGCCTCCCCAATTACTTCCGTCCCGGCGGGCTGTATTGATATATCCCTGAATAGACACAATATTCCCGATCTGGCGGACAAAGAAGCCGCGGGTATCCGTACCGGAACCGCTGTTCTCCATCTGCAGCCATCCCGTATCGGCGAGCAACGGCTGGTAGTCATCGGCATATGCGGCCCCGAGAGTACGGCATACCTGCCGTTTGGCTTCCACCGTGGTCAGCAGCAGATCCGTCAGCTTGCTGTCCCGTCGCAAATAGTCCTTGACCACCTCATCCTTGGAAAGTAGGTTCAGTTTCTCCCGGAGCAGTTGCAGAGCCTGTTCCGTGTTCTTGCCCTGAGAGACAAGATAGGTAATATAGTCCTGAAATAATGACTCCACTTTGGCAAAGCGACTGTCCTGTTGGACTTTCGTGTACAGGTTCAGATTGGCCGCCACCGTGTTCTGCTCCGAGGCGTTATAACCGGAAAGCAGGCGTTCTGCCTTGGCCTTCAGTTCCTTTGCCACAGCTGAAACCAAGGCATATCCTTCTACCTGGGAGTGGGACTTCTGCTCGTCGTCAACATAGGCGAAAGCCCCAGTCGTGATGGCTTGAAGCTTGTCGCGCAACTCGGCCGTGAAGATCACACCCGAATAGGCCGAGTCCGTGCCGAGTTTTCCCGCCAGCAGATTGTCAATTTCGGAAATGGAATATACATCGAGATTTTTCCGGGCTTTCCCTTTGTCCTGCACGTCCGAGAGATTCGAAGCCTTGGCCAACTTCAAGTCTCCCGTCCCTTTCTTTTCCGCATCCAGCGTATCCCGGACGGCGGCCTGCTTCCCGGCCTTGAGAGCCGCAGCCTCTTCGGGAGAGAGGCCGTTTACCTCCTCGGCTGAAAGGTAGACAAGTTCCTTGAGACCTTCCGTAATTTTCAGGAAAACCGTACCTGCCTCCGCCTTGGAGTAGACCTCCAGGTTCTTGCGGGCAGCAGCCTTGTCCATCACATCAAGCAGGTTCTCGTTCGCGGAGAGCTTCATTTTCAGCGCTTCGGCAACGGCCGCCGAAGTGACGTAGCCCGCGCCGCCTTCGGTCAACTCTCCGGTCGTGATGGCCTCCAGTTTCTTTCGGAAATCCGTTGTAAAATCCTCCGTGGAAAGCTGCTTTCCCTTGACCGCATCTACCTTGCCCGCCAGCGCGGAAGTAAAGGCGGTCTGGGAAACATAAATATCCCCAACGGCCTTCCCGTTGATTTTCAATGTCCCGTTCACATCTACGGCGCCGAAGGGATAAAGAACTATGTCTCCCAGCGTATTGCGGACAATAAAGCGGAATGAGTCTGTGGTATCATAGCCGAGCGAGGCAATATCCGCCGAAGCGCTGTCTTTCCAGAAGACCAGATTGACAAGGCGCATATTATCTTTCGTGTAGGCCGTATTGCGGATTTCCACACCACGTCCCGCACTGCTTACTGTAAGCAGTCCTCCGACAGTCGTGGAGGCATCCCTACCGGAAACAAGTAGAAGGGGTACTCCGCAGGCTTTACCGTCATGTACGGCAAAATCACGGTATTTCGTACCACCGCCCTCTTTTCCCCAATAGTTGACCCGCACGCACCCGTTGTCGGTTGCATCGGCCGTGTTGTACAGATCATATCCCTTGATGCGTAATGCTCCGACACGAGTATCATCAGCCGTAGAACATGCGTACACCAGTCCGTTTTCCGTGATACGGGCTAGCTCCTTTTCCTGTTTCATGAAGCTGAACGAGCCATCGGTGCGGATGACAATCTCATTGACCAGCAACCCGTTCAGGTATGCCCCCACGGAAGCATTTCCGTCCGTGCGGACAATTCCCCTGAGCATGTAACCGTTTTCACCACTGACCGACACGGCGGTCTTGGAGACGATCTCTTTCTGCCCGGTAAGTGTCCCGGCAAGCACCAGGTCTTTTTTGACAGTCTGACGTGAGAATGGCGTGTCGAGCAATACGGCGTACCGGCCGAAGAATTTGTCGATAAAGCGAGGGGCATAGTCCTGTGTCACTTCAATCGCTGCGGGAATCTTCCCCGTAACGGTATCCGGCACATCGGGGACACTGCGGCCTCCGATGCACAAGTAGCAGGTGCGTCCGCGCTTGTTCACGTCGTTGGCATAGACAACAGATTCGTGGCGGTTGGTTTCGTAGATGTAATATGGGTATACGGCATCAGTACATCCTTCAAAATAGCGGACTTTACCGCCGAGCCACACATAGCCCGGAGAAATCACGGCACCGTCAACCATACAGCCGGAAATGATGAAGTCGGAGCACCCGTCGAAGATGGCACTCATGCTCAACGCCAGTTCCTGAAGGTTCAGGATGTCATCCGAATAGGTATATCGTCCGCCGGTTTCGGCAACATATTCTTTCATGGGGTCGTATTCTTGTTGGGTTGATATTCTTCCTTGTCTATCTTGATCAAGTACGTCTTTCCGGCCAGTTTGTAAGTGTTGACCACATAGGAAAGCATATAGACCAGATCCTGGTGCGTAATGTTTACCGCAGGGACGCAGACCACAAAACTGACCTTGTTGATGAGCTTTTCCTCGACAAGCCGATAAAAGGGTCTGGGGCGTTCCGTTTCATCTGCCACCTGTATCTCTTCTCCGTTGTACCAGACAGTATAAGGCCGTTGGTATTCGGCATCTTCATGATAGAGATCCACACCGAGGCTTTCGCTCTCACTGATGAATATACGATCCTTTGGGTCGCAGATGTATTTCCCGAAACGGTAGTTCAGAAACCATTCGAAATAAATGACCTGTGAGGTCATCCGTGCTTCGATATGCCGTTCACGGGCAAAGACGCGGAAACGTTCGTTCAGGCTTTGCAGCGGATAGAGACAGCTCTGCACGAACAGGATGAACCGCCTGCCGGAGAGGTAATGGGGCATGAGGCTGTTGACCAGCCTGTCTACGGGCAGCTTATATCTCATGGTTCTCTATTTTCAGAATAATGGCCTCCCGGAAGGTGGGCAGATCCTGTTCCTCTTCTTTTCCCGAAGACTCCTTCAGGTATCCGGAGGAGGTGTAAGTCATGCGGTTCACCTTCTGCATCGGTTGTATCTTGCCGTCCGTATCATGGCTGGCAATGAAAACTCCTTGTTCGGGAATTGCATCGCTGTCAATATGAACATCGGTAACATGCTCGGCGCGGCGTATGGCATCCGTCAAACGGGATACATAGACCGCAGCGTCAAACTCGATATTCATGACATACTCCTTGAGCTGCGACTCAATGGCATCATACATCTCCGACTCAGGCACAGCCCCGTCATAGAATACTGTCAGCCGGGGAACCAATACATCACCTTTGGTGGAGATGACCTCGATGCGTGTCCCTGCGAATTTCAATTTGTTGATGTATGCGGTAATGGGGACAAGTTCTTCGGCTGGAATGGCCTCCAGATTTCCCTTGGAGCCGGTGGCGATTTTCAGAATCAGTTTATTGTCCAGATTGCTGTCGTCCGTACTCTCGGAATAGGAAACCTGCGTGATGATCCGTTTGGTCTCGTCCACCTGGGCATAGCCAAAAGCCAGTCCATCCTCGCGGACTACAAGCTCGTCTCCCTGTTGGTATTGCAGCAAGGCATTGGCGTAATAATTGGGAGTGCCGTTAATACGACCGTTGATTGCCTCGGAGATATCTACAGCAAAGACGTCCAACAGGGTCTCGAAACTGTATATGACAGCGGCGACAACCCAGAGAATACCGTTCATCACCGAGAGCTTTGAATCACTGGCGAATTCCGACAGTTCCATCCGCTTGTCTCGTTCCTTGACCGCCTCATTGTATATTTCTTTAATAGTCCTGCTCATGACTCTACCGTATAGATTTTATCTTCAATAATGAATTTCCACGGGCCTCCCTCGTTCCAGCTCTCCTCATGAAGGATAACCCAGATACATTCCATGCCGGATACGGGAAGGTAACGTGCGCTTTCCGGATCTCTGTCCGGCTCCCGGTAGATGCCGGAAGGTGTCACCGGGAAGGTGACCGTGCAATTTCTGCGGTTCCCATATCGATTCACGATTTCGTACAGAAAAGCATCTTCCACGTCTGGTTTCAGGTGACCTCCTCCCATATCCAGTGTCATCAGTTCCCGGCATCCGGCAAGAGGCGTGAGATCTGCCGTGGTTATTCCGGAAAGCCTCAGGGAATAAGTACCGTCCAACAGACGGAGTCCCTCCAGACTGACAGAAGCATTCTGCAGAGTCAGTTCCTCGACACGGAGAGGGTGAAACAAGAATATGGAATCCGGTTGCAGTCCGCTCCAGTCCAATGTCCTGAATTCCGCGCGGGAATACCACCTAATCCGGCGTGTTCCCCTGATGGTATTGTTAAACGTATGGTTCAGATGCAGCCGCGCATTCCTCAATTCAATTTTCTCAATCTCACTGTTGTCTCCCCAGTCAATTTCCAGGGAGCCCGTTCCCGAGGCTGTACACGACACGTTCAAGACGACTGCCGGAAGGTGGAATTCCACGGAAAGTTGCCCCTCGGGATATTTGGGATATACATGATGCTCCCCGTTTGCCGGAACAATACTCCGTGCGGCATTGTAGGCGACAACGTCGGCATCGATGACAAAGTCGTCGGTGTAGACCAACTCCTGTCCGACAGTCAGCACCGTGGCAAGCGACAAATCCGGGTTGTTCATCATCAGATCCACAATCCCTTCGATGCTCCCGTACAGGTGAAGGGCCACATCGAAAATGTTCTGTCCGGCAATAACGCGATACCTACCCATTGCTGTCCTCCTTTTCTTCCGTTTCCAGAAGCAGTTCTCCCGTTGCCGAATCCATATAGGCGTTGCGGATAATCATCCGGTCGTTCTGGAATTCAGACTGCAATTTGGCGGCAAGGCCGTTGTTTTCAAGATTGGAATGCAGAAAATCGATAAGTCCGACACCCGTGGTCGGGTGCTGGTAAAGATTGCCTGCCGCAGCTTTCAACAAGAACGCCTCATTTTGTGCTTTTGCCCGGCCGATCTCAAAATCCGTCTCTTCGCCGCTGTAAAGTGTCAGGTAACCATCCCGAAGGAGGAGGTTGAAGACACCGTTTCCATTAAGCTCGCAGTAGGCCGACAGGCTGACATCCGAGTTTGCACCGTTTTGTTCGACGACTACCGGATACCAGCATTTGCCGGTGACCGCATTTCGGAGGTATTCAGTTCCGCCTGAGCCGCTCTCAATGACAAAACGGACCATCAGACGTCGTGTGTCGGGGGTATAGGGAATCACGACATGGATTCCCCGGCTATCATTGTACGCTGCAACAAAGCCTTGCGGGACAACAATCTCCGCATACCGGAAAGAATCGTTGTCAGCATTCTCGACCGCCGGGAGCAGCCGGAAATCATAGAAGGTCTTTCCGGCGATGTGTCCAGAGGTCTCAACCTCCCCATAGTATGCGTCCATGATGATGTCTTGTCTTGCCATATAATAAAAGCCCGGCCGTGAAGAGTACGACCGGGCACTCTTTACAAAAGAGTAGCGCTAACCCTTGCCTTAGGTTTAGGAGCTTGCAATTTCATTATATACAGCCTCCACGGTAGCCCACATGTCATCCGGCAGTTCCTCGTCCGAAATCCGTTCACAGGCCTTTTTCAGGTAGTCCATCTCCTCTTTGGAGAACTCCACAAGCAAAGGGCGCTCCTTTTCCACATCCCATTCGATACGCTTGTCCTCCGCGTTTTCCCGGAGATTGATTTCCTGGCGCTCGTCATCACTGATGGCTATCTTGCGCAGAATTTCCTTCTTGAGATTGAATTCCTTGAAATTGCCGCGTGCCGGAAGGAAAGACGGCAGGTAGAGGCGATCCTTGATTGTCAGTTCCATAATTTTTATGCTTGATGGTTTGTTGAATCATCAGAAAGTTGGGCCGCTTTCGCCGCCACCTCCTGGAGGATGGTCCCGATACATTCCGCAGCATCGGCAAGGTATTGTGCCATGTCGCTGCTATAAGGCAGGTTGGCCGTCATACTGCCGCGATCATAGAAGATACTTCCGATTGCCGCCGGCTGTTTCTCTTCCTCGACGTTTTTGTACACGGTAATCTGCACGCGTTCCAGCACGCCGTCCGTAATGTTGTACTCCAGATTGTATTTCCCGCTTTCGCTGGTGGCCTCCGCCATTTTGGTAATGATGGTGTTCGTAACTTTCATTTCATCCATAGTTCCTGCATTTTTATAAAGTATAGTCCGTTTCCGGTTTCCAGGTTTTGATGAACCTGTTATTTCCAATCGCCCGTACTTGCGACCATGAAGTTGAATGAGCCGTCATTTCGAGTAGAATCATCCTGCGTATAGACGTCGAAATAGTAGCTGTAGGTCGCTTTCAGAGTTGCGTAAATTGAGGCATTCTCCAGCGTGGAAAAGATGCCGCTCAGGAATACCGTATAATAGCCGGAAAGTCCCCAGCTACTGGGCATGTAAACCCTGTACTGACCTTTTCCAAGGCGGGAGACGGATATGGTGGAGCCATCGAATGTCCGGTACTTGACCGAGATGCTGCTCGTAGAGGATACGGTAACGGTCCCCATCACAAGAAACTTGCACACCGAACCGTATTTCTTGGTGGTCATGATGTCCAGACGGTTCACGACAATCCATCCGAAGAAAGTCGCATTGTCTCCGTAGCCGAGCAGTTCAATCACCTCCCGCGAAAAACTGATGGTAGATTTGGCGATGCCGTCCTCGTAAAAATATTTTCCGCTGGGAGCCGTAATACTCATGGTTCCGACCGTGGTGCTGGACCCCCATTTGTAATTGACCAGGCAGACACGTCGGCCACTCTGTTCCAGGGTCCAAGGCAGCGGTATGTCCTCATCCCACGAGCCTCGTATGGCTACTACGTTATTGTATTTGTTCAGGTTCAGTTGCGGGTCTGTGCCACCAATATATATGGAACTGTCACTTAGAATAAAGGCATTGCGAATCGTACCGATAACCTCCACATCCTTAAAGGTGCCTTTCTGCGCCGTGATATTGCCGTTGGCATCCCACTTGAAATTGCCGTTGGCGACAAAGCCGGAGCCATCATTGGCAAAGGAGATCTTGCCGGTTCCGAAAATGGCTGACCCGTCAGTCTTCAGGGCCCAGTAGTTCTTTCCCGTGGAAGGATTGTCGTGGTAGATATAACCCGAACCTCCTATGACAATACGATGCCCCGAGGAAGGCGCGGATGCCGTCAGGGAACTGGTGCCAAGCACCCAGCCACCAATCTTGCCCGCCACAGCCGTGATGCCCGTGCGGTCGAGCGTCACCTTGACATTGTTGTTGGCATCCCGAACCGAAATACTGCCGTTATAGGTACTGCCGCCCACGACAAGCGCGCTGTCCACGAGCACCTGATTGGCTCGAACCGTCCCGGTATAGATGCCGTTGGCATCGATGGTGGTCGTGTACTTCTCCGATGATGTCAGGTCAAAGACCGTAGCATATGCCACATACCAGACAACAGGAGCCGAGGAGGTCCCCTGAGTCCCATCCACATAAAAGAAATGGGTGCTCGAAAATCCCGATGTGCCACATACGACCTTATAGATGTATTCCTGCCAGTCGCCTGTACCGGCGGTATCCGTAAGCCAGCGGCTTGACCCGTCGCTCCCGATGCTGTTGGAGGCCCAGCAAAGGTTGCGCCCCTGGGGAATCTTTGCAATGATACGGGCAATCAACACCTTCCTGTAACTGCAGGTTGTTCCGAAGCCGAATCCCCCGTTGCCGGGCGAGGCCGTTCCGTTGGTCTGAATTTTCAGTACATACTTGCTGTCGTTGGGAGCCGTACTGTCCTGCACCCGGGTGATGACGACCATGCCATTGTTGGAATTATTGTAAACTGCCACGGAGTTATTACCTTCCCAAAAGGTCGGATCCCGGTAAAGCATCTTCCCGAAAGCCATGGCCGAAGCCAGTTCCTTCGCGTTGGTAATGCCGGTAGTCCACTGGGCGGATACGGAAGCGGCAAAGGTCACCGTGCCGGAAGCATTCCAGGACACATTCCCGGAAGCGATCTGGCCGGAGCCGTCGTTGTTGAGCTTCCACTTGGTGCCATTGGTGATTGATCCGTCAGCACTCAGGGAGATGTTGTTTTTCCAGATATGATTGTGGTCAAAAGCCCAGCCCGCAATGCGGTTATACACCTCCTTGGAACCGCTCTTGGTATAGTTGGCTGAGAGGCAGAAATACTCCAGCCCGTCCCAGGACATCATCTGCAAACCGATAAATCCGGTCTTGACCGTACTTCCGGATGCAGCAACCTGTCCCATGACAATGTGCCCGGCGTTGCTGTTCTGATACCATGTAAACGTGATGCCGAGTGGCTTATAGGCTCCGGTATACCAGTAACCGCTGCCTGTTGATGAAGAACGAATTTGCAGGGGAACGACACCCGCGACACCGATGCTTCCGGCATTCATGCTGTCGCCGGTGATAGTGAACCCTCCGATTATCCCCTGTGTGAAGGTGCAGCTCAAACCGTTGATATAAGAGGTGTTGATGATGTTTGCCTTAATACTGGCGGCATCAAGTTTGGTGGCGTTGATGCTCCCGGCGGCAATACGGTCAGCCGAAAGAGTACCGCTCTGGATACTTGAGGCGCTGATGTTGACAGCATTGACCTGTGCCGCGGTTAGCGTTCCCGTGTAAATTCCCGTAGAACCGATATAGGTCAGCGGGTGTGCCGTAAGCGTGCTGTCATTGTCCTGGGCCAAGGTGATGAACCGTTTTCTGCGGATTTCATCCTCCACAGCCGCAGTAAGAGTGCGGGGTGCGGGCGCATAGGCCATGGTGCTGCCGCTCTGGAAGATTAAATCGCTGGAATAGGCAATCTGCGGAGCTGCAGGAATGGGCGAAGGACTCATGTGGGTACTCTCTATCGGCTGATCGGAATAAAGATGGTATACGGCTCCCGTGGTCCCTCCGCCTCGCAGGAACAGGGCAAACATACAGTAGTTCCCGCAATGGACCGCACCGGCGAACATCCGGCAGTAACATTCCGACAACTCATAAATCTCCCAGGAATAGGAGGCTCCGCCCCAACCACCGAAGTTCGTCTTGACGAGCAGGATCAGTCCGCCCTTGTGGGTTGCCGTGTTCCAACTGTCGGGAGCCTGCTCGCTGTAGTCTCTGCGCACCAGGATATCCCTTTTGACGGTCTGATCTCCACCTTTGAAAACAACCGGATAGTATTTGTCCTCGTCTCCATTGATTATGATTTTCTTGTAATAACGGTATCCGTAATTGGTACTTTTGGCCGCCTCGATATCGTTTTTCCAATTCAGGGCCACTGCCGAGGAAAACGTAACAGTCCCGGCCGCATTCCATGAGATGTTGCCTGATGCAATCTGTCCCGAACCGTCGTTGTTGAGCTTCCACTTTGTACCGTTGGTGATTGAGCCGTCACTGCCCAACGAAACATTGCCTTTGCTGATGGCTCCGGTTGCTATCACCCATCCGCCGATTTTGTTTGAAGTTCCCAGGCTGACAATACAATTGCCGGAGGCATCGGTGGCCCAAAGACCGAAATCCGTGTCACTGTTATAGTACAATTGCACGCGTTTTCCGCTGGTAGGGCTTGAACTGGCTCCATAGACGGCAATGCGTTTGCTGCCGCTGTCTATGGCCACATGGGAGGCAGTGATGAAACTGGTCCCGATCGTCCATCCCCCGATTTTGCCTTGCGTGAACGTACAGCTCAGGCCGTTGATATAGGAGGCGTTGATGATATTGGCCTTAATGCTGGCGGCATCGAGCTTGGAAGAGTTGATGCTGCCGGCCGCAATCCGGTCAGCGGAAATCGTACCGGCCGTAATCTGCGAGGCATTGATACTGCCGGTATATACGCCGATGCCGGAGATATAGGTGCTTCGCTTACCAGCGATACAGATACCTTGAGGAATACCTCCGACAATCGTGGTGGAAAGTTCTGCATAAGGGTCCGAGGCATCGGTCCCGAACAGACTCAGCAAACCATTGTTCTTGCCTATGCCCGGAATGCCGACCAGAGCATACGGGGCGCACAGGTCTGTGACCGTATAGTCGGAGCCGCCACAGCGCTGGAGAGCCGCATTCAGCGTGGCGTTGATACGGATGGCGTCATAAGAGGTCAGAATCACAATCTTGTCCGATGCAAGGGCATTCAGGTCGGTAGCCAGCGTATTGCAGTTCGCATCGCTGCCGTACACGTCATAAGTCTTGTTGGAAAGGACGGCAAGAGTGTCCCTGTTGATGACCAGAAGATTCAGTCCCCGGCCTGTGCCGTTGAGTATGGCCTTGCCATTTAACTCAACCAGACGGTTGGCGCTGTGATTCATACCCGTACCGCGTACATGCAGCCTCCCTTTGGCGGCAGCCGTATCGGCAGCATTGGTCCAGTTCAAGGCTACGGAGGCTCCGAACGAGACATTCCCGGCTGCGTCCCAGGCGATATTTCCTCCAGCCACAGCTCCCGCACCCGTGGCATCCAGCTTCCACTTGTAGCCGCGGATTCCCGCAGAACCGATAGTAATGCTTCCGGAAGCAGCCGCATAACCTCCCGAGGTATTGTTTTTAGTACCACGGTAAATGGAATCGCTGTCAATATTCCAGCCTCCGATTTTTCCGCGGATGACGTTCAATGTCAATGCCTCGATATTGGAAGCCGTGACAAGAACCGATTTCAGGGCCGCCGTATCAAGACGGTCTGTAGCAATTGTCCCGGCGGTAATCTGGGAGGCGTTAATCTGTACCGCCTTGACTGTATTGGCCGAAAGCGTGCCCGTGAAGATGCCGCTTTTGTCAATATAGGTCAGTTTCGTGGCCCAGCCCTCCGTGTTGGCTTGGCTGGTGATGGCATCCGCCACACTGCGGGCATCCGTACCCGCCTTTTTTGCATCGGCAATGCGGCTGGCCAGATCTTCGGGGGCTCGGTTCCAGTCCGCGGCTTTGGAACCCTCCACCAGCATGGGAAGCGCACACCAGAAAATAGCGGCCACAGAGAACCCGAACAGGACCACAGCCGAGGTCGGCGTGATGTTCTCGATGGTGATGCGCTGCCAGGAAGTGGTAACGGCTTTGGACTGTATGCCCGTCCCTCCAATACGGATTTTCAGGGTGCCGGCGACACTGGCCTTGACATACATCGAGAAGGATGCCGGCGTGCAGATTTTACTTCCGATAGCCGTGAAATAGGTGCGTTGGGTGTTTGCGTTCGCATCCGTGCAGGCCGTTGTCTGCACGACTTTCAAGGTGTTGTATCCGCTGTAAAGATTTACAGAATCGATGGATACCGTTGTGCCGTCCGTAGAAACACCCGAGAGCGCCTCCTCGAAAGCACTGTTGCGGATGTAGTTGCGGATACCGATGCGGAGAGCATTCACCTTGTCCGTGGCATCGGATGCGGCAGCGCTGATGGCTTCACTTTTGGCCTGGCTGATGGCGTTTGTCCAATTCAGGCTCACCCCCGAGCCAAATTCAATTTTACCAGTCGATGCGTTGTATTTTACAACCTCGTCGCCATATCCAAGCTGCACGTTACCCCCGTTGTCCACGGCAAATGTCTTGTAGCCGTCCTTAAATCCGTATACGCCCGTTACCGTCTCAGTGGTGATAGTGCCCGACGCGTTTTTTGTCGAAAGGGGGAAAATGCCAATGGCAACGCCGGAAATGGTGCCGTCGCTGTTCTTTGTCCCCGCAAATATTTTCGGAGTAATAACCGTATTACTGTCAATCACGGTCTTCTGGCTGTTCCAGTCTTTCACCCAGTCCAGCAGGTTGGCGTCCGCACCTGTGCTGCCGGGAGCCCCCGCACGCGCCTTGCTCCACGAGAAGGAAAGCGTATAGGTTACGCCCGAGATGACCACGGGAATATTGATTGTTCCATGCTCTGCCAGAGTTGTGGTATTGGCCGCCACAGCGAAGGTGATGCTCTTGCTGGCATTATCCACCGTAATAGCGGAAAACCCAGCAGGCTTGCTGATCGTTCCGATGGTGAAACCGGTGAAATCATTGTCTCCCAGGGATACCCGTACCACGGAGGAAACAGAGATTGCCGAAAGAATCGTCCCGTTCTGGTCGGCGGGGAATACATATTCAGACAAGGATTGGGTGATTGTGTATCCGTCTTTCTGTACAGTAATTGTCGCCTGACCTCGGGCAACCAGAGTCTTTGCCATAAATTCTTTATCGTAAGAATAGATGAAAAAAAATGTGGCGGGTTTTAATCCCGCCACAACCAAACCAAATTATATGATATAACCAGAGGCAAACATACGGCTGCATTTCTATTTCGATACTTCACACATGAGAACGCCCTTTCCGGTAACGTCGGTCCGTGCGACCGTGATGGATTTGCCGTTATAAGTCTTGGTAACAGAGGTCCCGGCAGCATTCCACAGCTTCCAGGTGTAGGTGTAGTCCGAGCCCTCTTCGTCAAGTTCTTCCCCGTTGCGGTACAGGACGGCACGCACATCCACATCGTTGGAGTTGTTTTTGATGGTAAAACCCTTTTGGCTGACCAGATCCACCGTAATAGGGTCGGACATATCGGTGAAAGAGATGATGTCACAAACCACCTTGTTGGCGGAAGCGTTGCCGGTAGAGGTGTCGGTGTCCTTGATGGCACATTTGAACGTCTCGAAATTCAGTACGGCATCGGCCGTAATGGTGATTTCATTGGTCGTCCAACCTGCGGTGACGCCACGGGGATTGGAAGAGGTGAGACAGGCCCAGCCCGCACCGAGCATCGCGTTGTAGTAAGGACATGACACTTTGGCACCGCTCTCGGCGGCAGCACTCAGCGTGGAGGTCAGGGTCACAGTCTTGGAGGGGGTGTTGACCGAAGATATGGTATATTGTGCGGACCCGATGGTGATTTTGCCACCGGCCTCCATGTTTGTTACAGATGCCACGGTGATGGTAGATGCTCCGGAATCGGCCTTGGCGGTCAACGTGGTGTCGGCAAAGACGGCAGAATCCTTGATACCCCAGGCGTAGGTCACGTTCGTCGTGTCTATCGTGGCACCGCGCCAGAGATCGCAGTGTGCCTTGAGCGTCGGGACTTCGTCGTTCTTGAAAACCACTCCGTCCGGAGCATATGCCACAGCCACGATGGTGGCTCCGGCACTCAGGTGCTGGGTGAACTGTATTTCCGCGCGGAACGGTATCTCCAACCCATTAGCATCGATATATATCGCTTCAAACGCGTACCGTACCTGCGGGTCGGAGACGCTCATGTGGTTCGCCTTTATTGTCAGCGCATACTTGGCCGATGACGCTCCGACGGTACACGCGTCCTGTCCGGATGTAATAACTGTCCCGTTCTTGTACCATTTGGCAGAACCACTCTTGATACCCGGAGTAAGACTGGAAGCGTTGCCCACGGAGGTTATCTGGTCGACCGATGCCTTTCCGCTGACATAGAGCGAAGGAGTAAGTATCAAATAGGGAGAGGATGCCCACGAAGGAGCGTATGTGTTTGTGTCCTTGTTGAAGACCTGAGTGAGGGGCTGGGAGGAACCGATGAACGCCTGTAAGGAGATGGCGTCATTCTGGTCAATGATCGTTACTTGCCCGCGTGCTATTTTCAATGCCATAATTCTGTTATTTTATTTTATTCGATATGATTACCTCGCAATCAAATACGGCCTTGCGCCAAACATCATCACCGCTGATTTCCAGTTCGCGGCCTTCATGTTGTCCGCTGTTCCAGAGTGCGTCAGCCTGAGAATCTGAACTGACACGCATCCAATGAAAGTTGCCGTCAGGAATCTGCTCCGTTATCTCTTCTCCGCCACGGTATACCCGTGCCCGGAGAGTCGTGGATACTATTCCGTTGCGAAAGGTTGTGCCGTTTTCAGACTCTACATAAACAGTATAGGATGAATCCCCGTCGTAAAGTTTGAAGAGAGTGTGGGTAGCGCAGAATTTTTCAGTCCCGACAGTTGCCGTGTACCGCAGAGTAAGCGTATCACGGCCTTCCCATCCATGAAAAGCAGGAGTCATCTCGAACAGGGAACTACGATTGCCGGCATCTTTCCATGCGCCGTCGGAAGCAAGATATTCCCACAGTCTGCTTTCCGGTTCGAAATTGTATTCCACGGCAACCAGAGCTATCTGTGCGGGTTCTACAACGGGTGTCAGTGCATCGGAATAATGGAAGGCACTGCCTCCGGTCAGTGATACCGAGCGGGGTTTAAGCAATTCCTGAGTCTCTTCATCGAAATCCTCCCAACGGATAGTTACGCCTCTGAGTTCTATGGTGTCTCGCGTCCATTTGAAACGACCACCGGCGAAATGTCCCGTTCCATCGGGGTTGATGACAAACGAACCATCACGGGAGACTATTGAACCGTCTTCATTTAGGCTCAACAACGGATGCTGGATTGTTCCGCCGATTCCTCCCCGGTTGAACCAGGCTCCGTAGTCGTCGGTATCGTTCAGAACCTCATCGGTGGCCTGATATGGAGTAGCTGCTGTTCCCAACTCCAACTGTGGCGCAGAGAGCAAGACGGGAAACGATGTGGACAGGACGATGCTCAACTGGGGATTGTTCGAGGGGCGGAGCAGAAACGACATCTTGTGCCGTACCCAGCCGTCATCCGGGGCTACTTCCAACGATACCAATAGATGCTCATCCTGATAAAAATGTATGGTCCCGGCTTCACCCGGGCGAATCCAGAGCGAGAAACAGCAGGGCTGTCCCAGATGGGCGGAGCGCCATTCACCGCTTTGGACATAGAGCGAACTGTCGGTTTCAAGCAGCACGCAACGGCCGATACCGGCCGGGGAAGTTTCTTCTACCTGCCGTGAACCGGAAAAAGCACAGGAGAGACTGTCCAGCAGAACATTTTTATGTATCCTGCCCACATAAAAGGTTGAGCTGAAACCGTGTTCGTCGCCGGCTGTCAATGTCCCGGCGATATTGACATTGCGGGTAGCATAGAGATTCTGGAAGTAAGCACCGTACCCATCCAGAAGACCGAATACTGGGTCTACGATGCCGGAGAGCTTGCCTACGCGACCTTTGGTGGCTCCGGTAAAGACCGAAATGGAAGAAAGACGGACAATATTCAGATCGGCCACTTCGCACCAATCCCCGGCATTGTCGAGCAGGGTGCGGCAGTCTATGGTCAGACTGCGGCTGTAGCGTCCGGGATATTCCACCGTGCAGACCCATAACTTGAATTCCCAATCTGACGATACAGGAACGGTGCCCTGCGCATCATACTTCTCTCCGTTTGTGTATCCGAAGTTGAGCGCCATGCTGCCTGTACCGGCTGAAGCGCGCGCACGAAAAGAGACCAGCAGACGTTCGGGGTGGTCCACGTTTTCTTCCAGTGTCTGTTTCAGTCCTCGGGTTCCATCTACTGCCGTAAGGCAGGTCATACGCATGATACGCTCTGCACCCGGGGCGGATGCCCGGTATTCAGCCGCAATCCCTTCACCGAAAACGGCGTATTTCGTTTTATCGGGAATATCCACCGTTCCCCCGTCCTGAACAGGAAAGCATAGAGAGCGCTCGGTTGCCATTCCGTCAATGACATCCATGTACGGAGCCTGATCGTCGGTTGCCGTAAGGTAGAGCGCTCCGCTGCGTGAAAGGTCACAAAGACTCGTCAAACGCACAAAATCCAGTAATTCTCCGCTGCACGGTTCGTCTCCATCGAGCAAGGCTCCGACAAAATAAGGAGAGTCCTTGCCCGAAATAACATCCACGCCGCTTTCCAGCACCGCCATCAGGGAGTATACGCTTCTATCCCGCGCCACATATTGGCGCCGGACGATATCTCCGGCCTGTAACCCTTGTGTCTTGTGCGAGTCCGGGTCAATACGGATTTTATATTTGGGACAGATGTATTCGGACATGTTCAGGCAATCTTTTCTACCTGGTCTCCCGAGCAACTGTCGCTGACCCAAAGGGAACCGTTGGTAGCATTTATCTTCATAACTTCAAACTCATACGCGCGGAACTTCTTGCGTGCCACAATTTCGTCAAAGGTGGCGGTTACGCTACCGGTGGTAAGGTTGGTCAGTATGGCCCAACCGCTTCCGGCAAATCCGGAAGAGAAGAACTCGGACGAGAGCGCGCCTTTGAAAAGGCTGTTTCCGTAGTGCTTGATGCCTTCGGTAACGGCCTGTAGACGCAATGCTTCAGTCAAGTATAGGGTTCCGTCGGTCAATCGGGTGTACGAACCGTCGATACCGATGTGACCGCGTGCTTCCAGAGGTGTATCCGCCGTGATAAAGTCCCCGTCCGTGGTAATAAAGAAACTTTCGCTCCTTCGGTTCTGTGGAGCGTACAGACTGGTCGATGACCGGTGTCCCAGAAATGTGCGGCGGGGAATCAGAACCTGCGATTGCGCTTCATCATAGGCGACGGGTGAAGAAAGGGCTAGACCACCGTTTTCTCCCCGTATCAGAAACCCGCCTGATGAACCCAACCGAAGGTTCTTATGAATGACTATACCTTCATCCGACGCATCTACACGATAGGACGACAGCAGTTCTGCACCGTAATTGTGCCGAACGGTCAGAGAGCCCGGGAAACAGGCTTTACCATACGGGGAAAGCATCAGGCATTCTCCGTCCAGGTCGGAGAGACCCGAGAACAGACGGATCTTCGGGGTCTGTTCGGTTCCCAGAAGCAGATCTCCACCCAAACTGCCCAACTGTATCTTGTCCCGGTCCGCACGCACAAGCACGGGCGTACCGCCGATACGGATACCGTAACCGTCCAGGAATGACAGGAAGCCGCTCAAAGCCACATCTTCTCCGGAGAAGGTAAGCAGACTTTTGCCGTCATCACCGAGGCTCACCCCTTGCAGGGCTTCCAGACCTCCTTTCAATACGGAATTACCAGACACAGCAAGGTCGCGACGGACGGTCGCATCCTGCATCTCCCAGTTTACATGTCCCAGGTTGGCGTTCCCCTGATGATAGACCTGCATACCTCCGACCAGCAGGTGTGTCGGTGAAATGACAATCCCGCTCTCCTCATCGCCGAAAATCAGTTTTCCGGAGGAACGGACTTCGCCATCCTTTAAATCGATCGTCGGTGCATCCAAGGTTGCCATATCTCCGTCTGCGTCATAACGAAGTACCTGACGTCCGCCAAGATACAAACTGTCACCACCGATACGCAGCGTTCCGGTCAGGCGTATGCCATATTCCACACCTGTAACAACCCCTTCCTCGTCTGACTGTTCCTGTACATAGGTCTCCAGAATTCGGGTATTGCGTACCCCGGCTTCAAAACCATATTGGGCACGCAACAGGCCGGTCATGTCTCCGCCTGATTTTTTCAGATACTCCAGCATCAGCCCGCCACCCCCGGAAGCTCCTTCACCGGCTACGGCACCCGCAATGGCGGATGCAAAACCATACGCAGTATTCCTCAAGCGGATACTGGTATCATCACCCTCCACAATTCCGTAGGGATGTTCCTCATCTTTCTTCTGCTGGGAATTGAAGAAATTATGATATAGCTGGGAATAAATCGAGTAACAGAGGCTCGATTTGTCCAATGCTTCGATATCGGGATGCAGTTCTACACTCATTTGGTATAACTGGTTTTGGAAAGGAACTTTTGTATACGGGATGTCAGGGATATGAAATTGGGGAAGTTAATCGGCGACATCGTTCCCATCAAGGTCGGTGTCATAACTTTGCTGCATTCGGTCATAAAGTCAAGCATCAGTTGGGCAAGTTCGTTTCCCAACACCAGCGGTTCGGTGGCGTTCTCATCTCCCAGGGCAACCTTGTTGTCCGCGACCGATATGGTCGTTGAATTGACCTTTTGCACCACCTTGTCTGCCGTCTGTTTAACCTCCGATTTGTCTACTGTGTGGGTGATGGTCTCCGCATCGATGGAAACGGAAGCCTCCTTGTCCTGGTCATTTTTTACGGTCGTAACTGCGGAGGTCGGGGTATACTTTGTGATGGCTTCGTTGCCCGTAGCCTCCAACTCGTCGTAATCCGGAGAAGAGTCGCTGGAAGGATCCAGTTCCTCCAGTTCCGTAACTCCGATAATCGTTTCTTGACGGGCGTTCAGACGGAGAATATTCACATGCGAGAAATTCACCACATAGGCATAACGGGTGGCGGCATCCATGAATATGGTGACGTCGGAAAAGAGTGTGGGGACAATGAGGAATCCGCCCTTGTCGCTCGTGGCGGCGGAAAGCAATACCCCCTTATGAATGACCGGCTCGGAGGATGCGGTCTCATCCGGATACTCTCCTACGTCAATGGTACCGGCATATTCCGAATACTCACTGTCGGAAGGATCATCATGTATTTTGACCACATAGCCGTGGACCATACGAGCTGTTCCGATTCCCGACATGCCGCCCGGAGCCAGATCAATGCGCTCCATACTGCGCCCAAGGGCTATCTTGCGGATAGCTTCACGGATAAGAAGCTGGTTGGATTTATCTGCGGACATAGTTTTTTGAAAGAATAGTCCACAGATAGCCAGATTGGTTGCCTGCGGCTCATGATATTGCAGTAACTAAATTTTATAACTGAGATAAATCAAATTTACGATTCTACTCAACTTTCTTTATTTTATACGGTATGCTCAATTGCTGTCTGTAACCATTGACTCCAAAAGTCGTGGTCACTTCTTCCACGAGATAAACCCCGTTTTTGGAGGGATTTCGCAGATCGACCAGCTCGACTTGTACTGCCGGGACCAGTCCGAAATCTCCGAAAATGGTCAACGTACCGGTTATGCCGTTCAAGTTATAGTTACGGAAATATTCCGTTGTCTCTTCCACGAGCTGGTCGGAATTGATACCGACATGAGGGGACATATACGGTACAATGGTATAAGTCGACAGGTCAACTTTCGTGCGGGTGTCCGCTCCCGCAGCCGTCGTGTTGCCGGTTACTTTATGTGATTTCTTCGATATCTGGGTGGCGTTTACAGTTTGAAACTCCTTGCTGCCCGGAGAATCCGGATCGTATTCCGGGTTTAGCCTCACGGTCACTTCAAAGAATTTCTCGTCCGTGCCGAGCGCCTTGCCAGTTACTGCGAGAAACTTCGGATCCGTTTTCAACACCTTGAGATTACTCTGCGCCACATGCTCGTTGAAATAGATTTTGAACGGGCCAGTTCCCGAATCCTCGGGAAAGACGGGTTGTGCCTTACTGGACGAGTACGGGCGTCCGACGGCTATCGACGGCATGGTCCCGTCATCCTCGGCATCGTATTTCAGAAAACAATACACCTTATAACGGGACCATTCAGAGAGGATGTCGGCCACCGTGAAGTTGTCCGTAACCTTGACCTTGCCGATATGGATTTCGTACTTCTTGGTGTCTGAATGGATTTTGAATCCGGTATCTTTCAGAATATTGTATTTACCTTCCAGCACATCATTGACTGTGGTGCCCTTGACCGGTGTCTCGAACAGCGGCGCTTTTTTCAGCTTGAGCTTGTAGGCCATGTTTTCACACTGAATTTCAAGCATACTATCGGAATTATAGCCCGTGATATACCCGTCAAACATGTTTTTCATTACGCCGTTATATCCTAACTTGATATTGATGCGCTGTCCAATCTTGAAAGTCGTTTCGTCCACAAGGCGCTGGGTTGTGCGCTTCTCGATGAGCACTCCGTCTTCCATGATTTCTGTCGTCAGACGGGATGCGTCCTTGCCTTCCAGTGTTACGTTGCCGATGATGGTAGAACGGCATACCGAACCTTTCGGGAAAGTAACTTTGGCTGTCCCTATCAACTTCTTGTAGCTTTCGTTGATTTCAATCGTGTGTACTTCCGTCATCTCCACCCCGTTCTGTATCTTCATTGGATTGTCGGGATCCGGGTCGCCGACCGTGATGCGGCAACATAGCACGTCCATAGCCGCTACAGCCATAATTGTGTAAGTTTTAGCAGGGAAGCCGGATCAACGACCTCTGTGCCGAATTTAACATACTTGATCCATTTGTTGGTGTGCTTGATGGCCGTGTCCACCACTTCCTGATCGGCCAGTTTCACCTCTACCGCCTCGGAAGGCTCGACAGCCACGCAGGTCACCGAATACGGCTGCACGTTCCGGCAGTCCGTCGGCTGTAGAGTATAGCTTTGTACGATGAGCTGCGTGATGTTGAACTGCCTCAAGACAGTGTTGTCGCACTCGATGACCCCCTTGTACTGCATCAGCCGCAAGAACTTCGACACTTCCGCTTCGGGATACACATCTGGATATTTCGAGGTGATTTTCCCATTGATGGTAATTTCCAGATCGCCACCGGAAATAAATTCCTTGCGCGTATAGTCACGCCCCTGTACCTGTGTCAGAAGTATGTTATTACGGCTTGCCACCTGAACCTGCGGGCCGAGGTCTACGAATGTCACCAGCCCGTATTTCGTGTTGGGTTCCACCTTGCATTCCTTGTTGTCGTAATACCTGCCTTCCTTCGAGATGGAGAGTTCCAGGTAATCTGCCACTGTACGGCCTACGATTGTATCCGTATAGTTCTTTTTCTGGGCAACAGCCTGCTGCTCCTTGATCAGTTGGTAATACTGCCCGGTCTTGTTGGCCAGGCTCGACTGGGACTGGGTTTCCAGATACTTGTCGCGCACCCGTTGTTCCCAATATTTGAGATAACGCGGATACGATCGCAAAAGTCCGTATGCCGTCTGCGAGGCGACCTGTATGACAGCCCGTTTCAACAAGTCATGATGCTTGGAGAAATAATGGACCTGGCCGTCCTGAAGTTCTGCCAGCCCCATGCCCAATGCCAGACGGGTTGCATTGCTGATATAGCCGCCCAGCGTTCCATTATTCAGTATGCCGCCGCTTAACAGGGTTGAAGCGGCCATTTGTAAAAGTCTTCCCATATTTGTCAGCCATTCCAAGAGGCATCGAAGTCATGCACGACATCGATGAGTGCCTGCGCAAGTTGTTGTTTCAGATTCTGTATTTCTTCGGTTTGTCCTTCCTGAGACTTCATCAGATCGATGGTCTGTACACTCAACAGACTGTCAATATTGACAATTACCTGTTTGGGTGCCGCTGAGGAGAGGCGTCCCGTCCCCGAATAGTTTCCTCCGGCCCCTCCGTCATCCGGACCGTTGTTGGTAATTGGGTTGCTGGAGAAAGGCTTGTTATCATTGGAGTCCGGTTCGTTGCTGTACAGATCCGGGGTAAAGCCTGCCACACGGAGAATATTCTCTGCGGCTTCCGCCGAACCACCGAAAGTTTGCCGTAAGGATGAAAAAAACTTAACCAACGTGGTGTGGGCCAGCTTTCGGTGGGCGATGTTCTCTACACGTTGCTCGTCGGTAGCGTTGCTTCCCAACTTTTTCTGCACCCAATGGCCATCGGCATTCTGAGAATAGCCCCAGGCTGCCAGTTGCTCGAAGTCGAAGCCTCCCTTGCGCATGAGGTCCTGTGCCTTGGCGGTGCTGGATATGGCATCCCTGTATGCTGTGGCTGCACGAACAATCTCGGGAACGGTTGTATTGTTGATGTATTGGGCATAGTCATACGTCTGTGCCGCCACAGCCTCCGACATTTCGCCAATCTTGTCATTATACACCACCTTGCCATTGACCATCCTCCATAGGCTCGTGTCGAGGTCTTTGTCCTGCTGCCCGAAGCGTTCATGCACGGTATTCAGGAAAGCGTTTACTTCCAGTACCGAGTTCAGTTTGCCGAGTTCAGCATAAGCCGAGTTGATACGTGTCTGGCTGTCCCGTTTGGCCAACGTGACCAGAGCGTCCCGAATATCATCCTGACGGGCATCATCCATGTTGTAGACATCGTTGATGGTCATCATGCCTTCCGAGGAAGCCGCCGCAAAGGAGCCCATGAATCCTGCCCACCAATGTTTCGTAAAGGCACCGATTTTATGCCCCGACGCCTCCTCGATGGTCTTTCCAGCCACCACTTCCTCCACTGCACGTTTGGTCTTGACGGCCATACGGTAAGTGTCATTCAACGACGAGTAAAGTGCTTCGATGGATGGGTAGCGGTATTTCCTGTTCTGCTCGATCTCCTCCAATACGGCATCTTTGGCCTCTTTGACCTTCCAGGTTTTGTACGCAACCCAGCCCAGGGCTCCGACCAAAGCTGCGATGCCGGCCGTTGCCGCCACGGCGCCAGTACCGATGGCGCTCAGTGAGGCGGCAGCGCCGGTCAGTCCGGTTCCGGTAGCTACCTGAGTGGCGAACAGAGACTTGAGTACGTTCTGAGCCCCGATAGTGCCGCCTCCGGCCAGCAATGCCCTTGCCATAGCTCCACGGCCTGCCACGCCTGCTGCCTGCATGGTGGAAACGATGGCTCTTTTCTGAGCAAATGACAGTTTTCCCGCACCCCCGAAGCCGATAAGCCCCTGAATGGCCTCAATGGAAGTGGTAGCTGCGGCCTGTTTCCCGATAAAGCCGACAGCTATGCCGATATTGGTCAACGCACCTGCCACCTTGAACAGACGGGTAGCCACAACACCGGTAAACACCAGCGGTTCTATCCAGTGGAAGTTACGGGTAACCCAGGCCCCGATATTGCCGATTACCGTAAATATGTCCAGTAGTGCGTTCCCGATAGAAACCAGTCCTCGTGTGAATTCGGGCGCCTTGAACTTCTCCAGCAAAGACCGCAATACCGAGCGGATGGAAGGTTCCAGCACCTCGTATGCCTGCATGAACCCTTCGGTAAGCTGGGAGGTCACCTGTGCCCACAGCCCCTTGGTCGTATTCTGCTTGACCAGTGCCAGCTCGGAGGAAATACCTTGTGAACCCCGGTTATGCGCCGTAAGCGTCCGCAACTGATCGTAATTCCGAACAAACATCATGGCCGCATTTCCTCCGATTTTACCGAAGATGGACTGCATATCAGCCATAGATGCACCCTTTCTGTTCAGCTCCTCGAAGATGTCAGCCAGAGGTCTCAATTTCTCGACCATGACTCCCTCGATATCTCTCATTTCGGTAAACTGGACTCCCAAGCGGTCAAGTACCTTCTGCGCCTCTTTTGTGGGTTTGGCAAAACGGGTAGCCATGGCACGCAAGGAGGTTCCTGCCAGGGTGCCTTTCAGACCCATATTTCCCAACAAACCGATGGCGGCACTGGCTTCCGTAAAGTCAATACCGGCCATGCGAAGGTATCCGGCTGCCATCTTGTAGGATTCAGCCACCTCCACAATATTGACGTTTGATCGCGATATGGTAGAGGCGATGACATCGGCCACACTGTCCATGCTGTCGTTGTTGATGTCGTAACCAGCCATGATGTTGGTGGCAAGGTCGGCGATGTAGGCCACGTCATTGTCGCCGATCAGAGCCAGATTCGTAATAGGACGAATCGACTTGTGAATGGTATCAATGTTCATGCCCGCCATTGTCAGGTACTTGACAGCACCGGCAATTTCCACAGCCGTATATTTGGTATCGATACCGATTTTACGGACGTGGCGGGCCATATTGTCAAACCGGGTCTCGAATGTTTTCAGGTCAGTATCGGCCACTTTCAGAATGGAGTGTGCCGACTCCATGATATTGGAGTATTCAATGGCTTTTGTCAATTCCGAACGCACAAAGCTGTAGCCCATGTAGGCATTGAGCATCGAAGCGAACGGCAAGTTCCGCAGCGAGGGTGCATGGGAGTATTGGATACGGTTGATGGCGGCGCGACGCTTGCTGCGGTACAGCGTTCCGGCGGCCGTGTTTTCGCGCTGCATCAGCCGCACAGACTGCATGGCGTTGCGCTGTTCCTGCCGTCGTGCATTCTGTTCCGCTTTCTTCTGTGCCGCAGCCTCAGCCCTCAGGCGGGCATCTTCCGCCTTTCGCCGGGCTGTTGCTTCCTTGCGCGCCGCGTCTTCCGCCTGACGCCGCAGCCGTTCCGCTTCCCTTGCTGCGTTCTTGCGCTGCAGCTCCTGTTGCTTCTCCGAATCAAGACGTGCCTTGCGACGCTGCTGCGCCTCAAAATTCTCTTCGTCCTGGACCAGTTTCTGACGGTGGAGCTGCTGTTGGGTGTACAGCCGCTCCATGAGTCTCTGCTGCGCCTTTTCGGGCAACGCGAAAGCCGTTGGAGCATATGGAACCGGCACACCCGAAGCCAAAGAAATGCCGGCACTTCCCAATCCCCCCTGAATATTCAGGGAGATAGAGGAAGCGCGCCGGACTTGTCCCAATAACGCCAGAATGTTTCTCAACCGCTGTTCCGCCTGGTCGGTCTTGATATTGAGTTCCCGGCCCCGCTCCATGTATGTGAGAGCCGAGTTTATTTTGCCAATGGCCTTCGTGATGCGTTTCTGAGCATCTGCCATGGCCGACACCGAAGAGGAGGCGTTCCGTTCAATTTCCGCCTTGCGCGCTTCTGCCGCCTTCTTCTCATACAGGCTTTTCGCGCTTGCTTTGATTTTTTTGCTGTCCAGAGCCTGTGCCGTACCGATGGAAAGCGTGATGCCTCTGGAAAGTTCTGCTATCTCCGTCAGCAGTTTCTTGACCCTTTCAAGTTTCGCCTCGCTGTTCTTCGTGTCAATGGTCAAACGATAATCGAAGCTCCGCTTTTTCCCGTTCTTGGTTCGAAACACCCGGTCAATCTCGTCCATCATGTTCTTGATGTTCGTGATGGCCGGAGTCAACGATGCCTTCGCCTGCACAAGTTTCCCGACGGCCTCACCGAAGGCGATGACCTGCTTGGTACCTTGAGAGGCATCTACGTTGATGGTATAATTGACCTGGTAATTTTGTTCCTGAGGCATGAGGTTGAGTCGCTTCTATCTTAAAAAGGAATAGGTCTGTAAGGCTGAAGGAGATTAAAAAACGGCCAGTCGCAGGACACGCACATTCGTTTTTTGCACTGTCCGATTTTTGTATTATTTTTGTTAAGTGACTGTCTGAAAAGCTATCAAAAACACAATACGAATTATGGCACGACAAAAGAAAGAACCGGAAACCCTGGAGAGCTTCACGCAAAAATGCATGCAGCGGCCGATGGCCAAAATCATAGAGGAACTGTTCAACACACGAACAGAACTTATGGAATGCCGACGGGCTATCGGAGGCCTGAAGCGGCGGAAGGAATCGGGAGTGACGAAGGAGGAGATCCAGCGTCTGCAAAACATTGAACGCAAGTATAAGAAGATACTGGGTTTGGCCGCAGACGTGGCTAATGCTGACGATTAGTCGGGTATCTGTTATTCGATAAAAAAGCGGGGCGCACACTATTTGTGCAGCCCCGCTTTCATCAGTTCCTGGTTGAGATGTATCGCTTGCATCTGTTCGTGCAGCCAGAGTGCCTCTTCCGACAGCATGGCAAATTCCTCATCCGTGACTGTGTCAAGGTTTACGCCGGGGAAGTAATGACGGACGTAAATCATCCGTTGTCGGATGCGCTGCTCGTCCGTCACAACCCACCGGCTTATAAGTTTACCAGGACGCTCTGTCGTGTAGTGATGAGTTCCGACAACTGTCCCATCAGGCCGAAGAGGAACAGCGAATCATTGTCGACAAGTTCCTTGTCTCCATCCATGAAGCAGTCGCGCGCCAGTGTGCGCATGGCCAGGACCTCATCCTTCTTTGAGGCAGCCATGAATTTGGAGAACTGCGGGAAGGTGGGTTCCGCCATAAAAGCGACGTAATATTCCTTTTCCCCGCATTCGGTCTCCCCATATACAACCATCGGGTAAACCTTGCGCAGTTTTTTCTCTTCTTTGATTTTGAGGGCTTTTTCCTTGATTTTGGCTTCCTGTTCCAGCGTAAGCATCTTTTCTTCCATATCGAAATGAATTTGATCCATTTAAAGTGTAGGGGAAGATCCCCCGGAAAGATTACAAAAACACGAATTATCTCGCATCTGAATAAACAGCCCGAGCATTAAGCATTGATTTCTCTATGCAATTCATCTGAATACTCAAAAAAATGATATACGGCCCGATCATACCTATGCCTGTCTATTGGAGCCGCTTACATGGCCGATGTATATACAGATGGCAATATGGCAGAGACGAAAAATCTATTCCAATATTTGTAACATCAGATAATTATCGTTACTTTCGTACTGTTATCACGCGAAGTGATAATGGTACAAAATAGATGATAATGGATATAAGGGAAATCATAATAGCCGGGATAACTGTCGCATTGACACCAATCGAACGCTCAGAACTGAAAGGCCTGAATTTCGATATGGTCACGCGATTCAATTTCTATCATGGCACGTTCAACGAGCAAGTGTTCTGCTTTGCTTCCCAAAACGGTACGGCAACGCTGACTCCGGCCAATTATCGCAGATACGCGGAACGTGTAGAAACGATAGTCGGCGTGCCGGTCGTCTTCATTCTCGATGCCGCAACCTACATCAATCGCAGCCGTTTGATTGAACAGGGAGTCTATTTTGTAGTATCCAGAAAATATGCCTTCCTGCCGACGCTGTTGGTAAATGCCATAGAGAAATCTCGAAAACCCAAAAAGAGCAGACTTCTGTCTCCGGTGGCGCAGTATCTTTTGTTGTATTATCTGCAATCTTCGTTGCATGAAGGCTGTACCATAAAGGATTTTGAAAATATCTGTCCGTACTCTTATCAATCAATCGGGCGGGGACTGTTGGATTTGGAACAATTCGGGCTCTGCCGGTCTGAAATGATTCCCAATGTGGAGAAAAGAGTAATTTTTACGCTCTCCAAGCAGGAGCTTTGGAAAAAGGCTGTGCCGTTTATGCGGAGCCCGATTCGTTGGGTATATTACACGGACGATGATTTACCGGACAATCTGATGATAAGCGGAATCAACGCCCTGTCACACTACTCGCATCTGAATCCGGAAGAGAGGCGGACCGTTGCCATCCTGGACCGGGATTTCAAAGATATGATGTCGGAAGGCTTGAAGGTTGACGACATGGAAGGAAAACATTGCATCGAGGTTTGGATATACCATCCGCGGATGTTCCCGGACACGGAATATGTCGACAAACTATCCTTGTACCTGTCGTTACGGCACGATACGGACGCAAGGGTGGAAGGTGAATTGGAATATGTAATCAAGACAATAAAATGGTAAGAGGTTTAGAAAAATTCAAGGAGTATTTTAAGGAGTTCAGCGACAATTATATCATTATTGGCGGAACGGCTTGTGATATCGCGTTGACGGGTAGCGACATGCCGCCCAGAGCCACGGATGACATAGACATGATTTTGATTGTCGATAACATAACCCCGGAATTTGGCCAACGGTTCTGGCAATTCATCTCGGAAGGAGAATATCAAAACCGTGAACGTAAGCGTGGAGCAGGCAAAGAGCCCGCGCCCGAGTTATTCCGGTTCATCAAACCGTCTCCCGGTTATCCAATCCGCATCGAGCTGCTGTCCACACGACCGGATATCCTTGGAGAACCTACCGGATTCCACCTGACCCCCATTCCTGTCGGTGAAAAGCTCTCCAGTCTGTCCGCCATCGTTATGGATCCGGACTGCTATCAGTTCACCATCGAGAACAGCATGATACATGAGGGTTTGAGAGTTGCCACACCATTGAGTCTGATTTGCCTGAAAGTGCGGGCGTTTCTCAATCTTACGGAAGAGAAGAAAACCAATCCTGAAATCCGCAGCCAGGATATAAAGAAACATAGGGACGATGTGTTCAAACTGCTGGTGACCTCTATTGATCCTACAAATACGATTCTTCTTCCCGATTCATTGAAGGAAGACATGAAAACATTTGCGGATATGATGGAGGCGTCGCTGCCGAACCAGTCCTTACAAGACAGGTTGCGAGTGGACGATGAACAGATCAGAACTTTTATTGCAATAATGAGAGAAGTATTCGTATTATAATATGAAGATACAATATGCCAGCGACCTGCATCTTGAGTTCTCCGATAACAGCCGCTTTTTGAAAGAGCACCCGCTTGAAGTGACGGGAGATATTCTCCTCCTGGCTGGCGACATCGGCTATATCGGAGACGACAACTATTCCACGCATCCCTTCTGGAGCTGGGCATCGGACCATTACCGCCAGGTTATCGTCATCCCAGGCAATCACGAGTTTTACAAGCTGTTTGACATCGACAAGCTTTACAACGGCTGGAGTTATGCCATTCGGAAGAACATCACCTGTCATTATAATGCCGTCATTCCCCTGTCCGCAGATACGACGTTAATCGCCACGACCCTATGGTCTAAAATCTCCATGCAGGATGCCTACGCCACGGAGAGTGCCATCAGCGATTTCAAGCGTATCCGTTACGGCAACGAACCGCTGGACTGGACCCGTTTCAACGACGAGCATTACCGTTGTGTCCGTTTCCTGAAGGACAGTATCGCCCGAAGTTCGGCCCGACATATCCTTGTCGCCACACATCATGTGCCTTCCTTCAAATTGCTAGCCTCAGAGTTTAAGGGCAGTCCGTTGAACGGGGCGTTTGTCGTCGAGTTAGGTGATTTCATCGAAGCAAGTCCCGTGGAATACTGGATATACGGGCATTCCCACCGGAATATGGACAAGCGAATCGGCCATACCATGTGTCTTTCAAACCAGCTCGGCTATGTTTTCAGCGGTGAGCATATCGGTTTCTTGCCGGGAAAATACATCGAAGTCTGAACAATAAAAGGTGCGCAAGGCCTATGCCATGCGCACCCTCCTGAGAAAAATGGGGACATGAACAGGATCATAGCCTGACCAAACATCCTTCAATTCCACTCTGTTCAAGCCTTTCCGTATTTTGTCGGTCGAAGGCAATCAAGCAGGACGGAGCGCCCGCGGGACCTCCCTGTACTCCCGAGGCGTGGCAAAAGCTCACCCTTCCCTTGATAAAGAGAATAGAGTCCGCACGGGGGAAAATCAGTTCCTGAAACAGTTTCGTGTCTGTCCTGACAAACGTCAGCGCCACGGCATTGCGATGTTCCGCGCACCGCTGTATGAACTGTGCGATGAGCGCCTTGTCATACGGCGGATTGCAGAATACACGGCCATGCCACGGGAGTCTGAGCCCGTCGTCCTCGACCGTATAATGGTGCGCCGCAATGTCCCACGGACGGTTCACCGGCGCACAAGGGTCCAAATCGAACGTTCCCAGCCGCTGCAAGATGGACGGCGGGGTCAGCCATTCATTCTTTCCCGTTGCAGTATTTCCTTCAAAAGTTACATTCATAGCCGGCCATTAAATGGTATCCCCTGAACCGATTTGAATATCGAAAGGATTCAAATCGAATTCGTGGGTGATGTTCGTGTCATCCTGCTGGGACTCCAGGCAATCCTCGGTGAAGATACAGCCTTTCAGGGTGACGGTTGTGGTCGTCCAGTCCTCGGAAGCCATCGGGTTGGCAAAGGAGATGATCAGGTCGAACTCTCCGATTTCGAGCAACGAGCCATAGACCGAGCGCAGCAACTGCTGTGTGGCGTAATCCATGGTGATGGACGCCGAATAAGTGATGTTCCCGAATCCGCGGGACACGGGCTTTCCACCCATGCCGTAGTTGGATTCCACCTTGCGCTTTTTGGACCATTTTATCGCCGACACGCCTTCAAGCGTCGTCGAGCCTTCGTCGATTCCCAACGCTGTCGATGACAAGGTAATCATCGACCAGGAGTATGCTACGTTATTGATTACAGCCATAATGCGGGTATTAAGCGGTTAATGAGAGGCCCTCTTCGACATAGATCTTGACAGCCACTCCGACCGGCACAATGACATACGAAATGCGGAGCGTATCATCAACAAGCACATTCTGATTGGCGTCAATGGTCACGGCATACCCGGAAATCTCCTGTGCGGCCTGCATCTTGGCCAGAATATCTCCGATAAGCGTCTTGAAGGCCGTTATCTTGGATGCCGCGAGGTATCCCGTCGAGGGATTTACCAGCAGCGGCGAGTTGACATAGGGAAGCAGCGCGGCACGTACGGCCCTGCGGCTCTTGTTGATCGTCCTGTTGCGGGCAATGGTACGGTAGTCTCCCGTGGAGCAGGTCTGGTCCTTGGAGATATAGATGCCGTTCTCCCGTCCTGCGTACTTGATCGGGAAGATATAGCCCTTGTCATCGAGCTCGTCCAGCAATGCCGGGGAGAGGGATTCGTAACGGTTCAGACTAAGGAAGTTTTCCTCCGCCTCGTCCAGGTTGATGTCCCCGAATCCCAGTTCTATTTCCTGGAAGTCATCGGTGAACAGGTTGAACTGCTTCACCCATGCGATGGATTCCTGCACGCCGGCCTTCGCGATGGCACCCATCACGGCCCCGAGGAACCCCACGGGCGTATGGTTGACATTGCGCATCTGCATGAGGCCGACAGTCTCGTTATGTGCCTGTCCGAATATGCAACTGATACGACTGGCCTCACAGATGCAGGAAGGTATCTTGTTCAGGTCAACCTGGCGGCCCTCGGTCGTATCTGCGCCCGTGTTGGAGGGGTTTGCCGAAAGAATGAGCGACAGAGGCTGGTTCTGTTCGGCAAGTCCGACAGCCACGTCATTCAGCCCCTTTACAAGATTGAGGTTGTACTTGTCTTCGCCTCCATTGGCCTTCCACAACGGCTGCTCGGTCCAGATGCCGAGCTGGTTGATCATTCCTCCGGCAGCCCTTTGCATGATTTCCAATGCGTCCCAGTTCGAGGAGCAGTCCGCGAACATGACATAAAGTTTCCCTGTTCCATTCACGTTTCCCGACATGCGGAAGAACTCCCGTATGTGGTATGCCGGAATACCGTGCAGAAAGTTGACGTTGGCTTCTTCCTCTTCTGTCGCTTCCACGCGTTCGATGATACCGAAATCATTGACGGCGGACTTGAAAGACGTGACATAGCACACGTCTCCGAGTTTGAGTTTCGACTCGTTCGTCTTGCCGTATCCCTCGGTGAAGAGTGTCGGCTGCAAGGAGACGTCGAAGAGCAGTCCGGTCACCTTTTCGTTCCCGGAACCGGTATCGTATGGGATATTTCCGTCGACATCCTTGATAAATACATTTCCAAGCGCCATTATGATTTCATTTTAGATTGTTTGAAATACGGGTTTTTGTACAGCACGGCGTTCCCTCGAATGTGGATAGCAGTGTCCGGTGAGAAGGTACTACCTCCGTTTCCGATGTAAAGTGCCGGATAACCGGGGAATTTCTTCAAGAGTTCCAGAATATGGGGGTCGGTTGTTTCCTGTTCTTTTGTCTGTTGTGTTTTCGGTTTTGCGGTCGCTTCTGTCTCGGATTGTACCGTTTCTTCCTGTATGCGTTCAGCCTCCTGTTCCGCCACTGTTTGCGTAGCGGCAACATCCGGATTCTCGGGCGTTTCTGCATTATTGATTTTTTTTGCCATGGTTGTCGAAAGAAAATTGGGGAGCGGGGCCTTACCTCCACTCCCCGGGTGAGACATTCAAATCAGATGAAAGGTGTGTTATTCGGTTTTCTTGTAGGCGGTGTGAACCACGATTTCCGCAGGACGCACAATGTTGACGTCCATCTTCATGCGCATCTGCATGAAGAAGAGCTCGGAGTTGGCCTGGAGGCGGTCCACCTTGAGGATTTCCGTGTCGTTGGCGAAATCCACGCCCATCCAGAGGTTGGAGTCCATGCCTGTGGAGAACTCGCCAAGCACCATGGTGTGTTCCGGAATTCCGACGATGGGGATGATACGTTTTCCCTTGAAGCGGTACTTGTTCACCTCGGTATTTTCCGAGTACTTGACCTGCTTGTCGGAAATATACTGGTCGTAGGCATCCCAAGCGTCCCAGCCGACAATGAAGGCCAGTGAAGTCTTCTTGCGGATCTGCTTGGGACAGTTCTTCCACATGGCATATAGGGCGGCTTCCACGGCGGCACCGTCGGAAAGTTCGGTAGTACCCGAGACGATGCACTGTCCGCCCGCTTTCACCTCGTCATCCGTGGAGTTCACGTTGTCGAGGATTCGCTTGATGACCCCGTCGAAATACTTCTCCTTGTTGGCGCCGATTTTCGTGCAGCCTTCGGGAGCCGTAATCTTGGCCGCCGATTCTCCGCCGCGTGCGGAGGTCCAGATAGCGTTTCCGATGTACTCGTTTTTCTTGTCCATCAACAGGCGCAGCATCGTGGCCTGAATGCGAGGATCCAGCTCCCGGAACACGAGATTGCCTTCGGGTTGTGCGAACTTCCAGTATTTCTCGTAATCCCTGGGATTGAACTCCAGGTAAATCATGAAGTCGGAAGGTTCGAGATAGCGCTCGGTAAACTGGTATTCGTTCGAGCCGTCTTCTCCCTTGGTGCCATGCGTCGACTGCGGAGTGGGAACGTTGTCCTGAATGACGTTCCCGAGTTTTACTGCCGGCAGCGTATAACGGTGCTGGATGCCGGTCTTGATGTGGATAAGTCCTTCGCGGACCGTGTCGTTTCCTTGAACGGTATAGGTCAGCAGGTCTTCCAGCACCTCACCGTTATACCCGTTCTGTAAGAAGTTTAAAGTATCAGCCATTGTCTTTTGAGTTACAGGTTTGAAAAAGAATCTCAGCCGACAGGCGGATACCTCTTCCGCGTGAGACCTCAGGTCTCCGGCAAGTCAATTAACAGTAGATTAAGGGTTGAGCCACTACGGGCTTCAGGTTATCGGAGCTTCTTGAACTTGAAGTCGCTGCCGACCACCTCCTTGACCTTTTCAGTCATCAGTTCCTCGGCTGTTCTCGCCGCATCTGCCGCCGCCTGGATATTATCCGGATTCTTGGCGATCTCGCGTGAAATCTTGTCACGGGCAGGAATGGAGGCCAGCGTGCTTTCCGCCAGTGCAAAATTCGAGGTGGCCATCTCAACCCACTGGGCTTTGGCCTCACGGTCGATTTTCCCCTCGTTGATGGCGTTTTCCACCAGCGTCTCGATGCGAGCCGCCTGCTCATCCTTCTCCTTCTGCTCATAGGCAGACAGTCGTGAGGTAACGGCAGCCAGGTCCTTCTGCAGATTCTGAATGGCGGCCTCCTTGCCGGCAATGACCGTCTGGGCGTCATTCAGGGATTTCTGCATTTCCTTATACTTGGGTTCCAGGGCAGCCAGTTCCGAAATGCGGGCCATGACATCTTTAACATCCTTGTCCTTCATACCGATGGATGCCGCAATAGCCCCATATTCAAATCCTTGTGTCTTGTTTTCGTTCGTCATATCGCTTTCTGTTTGTTTAAGAGTAGGTGCTGTTTCTTCAAATAGTTTATTCTCTGAACTGACCCGGCTCATGAGCTCCTGAATGGCCGCCGTGTCGGTCAGTGCCGCCACCTCACTGTGCACCTTCTCACAGAGTTGTTTGGAGGTGTGGATGACATTCTCGGCCGGGATGATGCCTGCCTTCACGGCCGCCGCAGCATCGAAATAGGTGCCGTCCTTGCCGGCCTCCCCGTTCATGATGGCGCGAACCTGTTCCGCCTTCAGTCCGAACCGCTTACGGTAGATGGTCTCAATCTGCCTGGTGAATGCCCGGACCATATCCGATCCTTCGTCGTCATCCCCATCCGGGAGCATCGGATTGTGAATCATCAGTATGGCATAGTCTCGCATGAGCGAACGGTTCCCCGCAGCCCAGATGATGGATGCCATCGATGCGGCGATACCTTCAATGATGCATTCCGTATCCACCTTGCTGTTGGCAATGGTGGAATAGGTTGTCATGCCGTACAGCACACTGCCACCCTCCGAGTTAATCAGTACGCGTATGCACGAAGGGCGCACGACATTCTCCAGAAAATCGAACTCTTCATTGAACCGTGCGGTATTCTCCTCGGAGACACGCCCGAAAAAACGTATGACGGCCGGCTCGCCTGTTTTGGCCTCGCCGACAACATATTGAAGTGAATTGATATCCATAATCGACTGTTTCTTTCCGAAAGAGTAGGAGTATGGTTTGAAGAAAGTTGTAAGAGAGAAGTTGGCCTGAAAAAGAACAGGACAGGGCCCGCATCGTCAGGTCCTGTCCTGTTCCTCCTCTTCGCCGGAATCCTCCGTAGGTGGTATCTCATCCGCATCGGCGGAGATCACGAATCCGGTCACCTCCTCGTATTCGGGTTTGGCGTGATGCCCATGCTGTTGAAGATCATGCTGCGGAGCGTCGCTGTGCTGTGTGAACGGCGGCATCACCAGATAACGCTTCACCCAGTCCCGGTAGCGCCACGCTGACGACTCGCGGAACCATACCTCGTAGTCTATCCAGTAGGCTTGTAGCATGTTGGTCGTCTGCGGCATATCGAAATAGGTCAGGTTGCAGCGTTCGTTAAGCGCCGGTTCCCGATCCTTGGCATCCTGAATGGCCACATTGAGCCGCTGAAAGACAATGAAGGGATCGCATTCACGTTCCGGGTCGGAGTTGTTGAGCGTGTTGAGAATGAATCGTACCCGCATGGTGGCGCGACCTTCGCCGATGCGTTGCTGCGCCACCAGGTAGCGGACGTTTACGAAATGGATGAATACCGCAGGGAAAGCGATCTCGTATTCCGTGTTCTCACCACGGACAATCCGCGCAAACTGCCCGTTATCAATGGCTATGGTCTTGAAAAAGGCAGGCGAAGCCCCGTCATCCGGATTTTCCCGTATGGTGAGTATCGCTCTGCGTACCGCCTGGTACATGTTCACGAACGGGTTTTCGGAGACCTCTTCCGGCAGGCTTTCGTTGCGCGGCGCCGGCATTACGGGAGTGCTGGTGTTATGCTTGTCCTTAATCATGACATGGGGAATCCTTCAAATATTTTGTCAATGAAGTGAGCGGCTATGTACGCGTCAATCTTCGGAGAGAAACCGATGAACTGACGATGTACGGGGCGCCGTGAAGAATACTGGTTCACCGTGTACAGTCCAAACTTAGGATCCGTATTGTGCACGGCCGCATAGTGACCGTACCGTTCCCGGCTGCGCCCTCGCTTGCCACGGACAGGGACACTCTTCTCGGTCGTGTAAATGTTGTAATATGCCCCTTTACTAAAAATACGCGTGCGGTTATTCCGTCGGCCCACAATGTTCGTCCGCTTGTTTTCAAAGTTTATACTTCTCGCCAGAGTTCCCGAATCGTTCATCACCGGATGTGTGAACCGTTTTCCCCAGCGGGAAGTACGAGGAGCCCAGTGGCTGCCGCCACAGAATCCTCCTGATGAAAAAGAGGCATGGAACTGCTGACGGGAATAGTCACCGGCAAGCGTCACAAAGTCAAAGACGTTGTATTGGAGCTTATTGGGCATCTTCGTAACATACTTCCCTTCCACCCAATGGGCACAGAATTCGTCAAGCGTTATCTTAGGCATAGAGGAATCGTTTTTTGAGTTTGTCGCCTGTCTGCACGGCAAACTCCGGCAGCGGCGTGCTGAAATAAGGATGTGCGTTGGAGAAGATGCGTCCACCCGTGGCAAGACTCTCCCGAAAAACCGGATCCACCTTCCTATGTCCGGAAGAACGGGAGACAGAAGCGTGTACCGAGGCGAAACCGTTGGCCACGAGGTAGCATCGGCAGCCCCATTCGATAGGCGGAATCAGTTCCGGCGGGAATTCCGACTTGCGATAGGAAACCCCTTCGAAGGAAAGGTGCCAGGGACGGACCCGTTCATCCCCCTGCGTCATGAAGGTAACAAGCGTGTCCTCGCTGACAGCCATCCACCAGGCAGCCATCGCAGCTGCCAGTCCTACCTGCTCGTTTTCTTTCTGTGCGTACACGAGGTTATAGCGTCGGCAAACCTCCTCGCACTCCGCCAAATTCGTTTCTGAGACCTGTTCAGGGAGAGCTCCGAGCATGGTCATCTCTTCGGCCACGGCAAAATCAATCAGGTTTTCCACCGCAGCCACGAGAATTTCATGCTGTTGTCGCTCACGGGCAGAGATGAAGGCGTTCCGGTTCCGGAGAATATCCAGCGCACGGTCGAAATCAATGCGCAGCCCACGCAGGGCCCTGTCAATCAAGAATGAAGCCCGCAAGGTAATGATCTCCTCGATCAGGTCTTTCCGCTCGGCACTATTTTCCCACCATTTCACAAGCCGGCGGAAGGCGTCCCGAACAGCCTCGTATTCCTGCTGTTCCTCCGGCCCGTAGGCAGCATTGTCGGCAGCCCTGCATTCAGGGAGCGTAAGACGGGCTGTTACTTCGCTCCCCGCAGAAAATTTGCCACATGCACCCCGCGAGGATGTCCGTAGCGGCGGTAGTATTCCTCGTCGGACATGATCCCCCGGTCGTTATGGCTGGTTCCTGCGACCGTTCCACCGACCAGCCCGGTCATCACGTTGAGCTGCTTGCCCACGTTGATGCCGAACTCCTTTTCAATCTCATCGGGCGCCACTTCATATTTGTCCGTAATCAGCGAATAGAGCTTGATGCGGTCTTCGTTGCTCATCTCGATGCGGTTCGAATACTTGAATTCCAACCCCGGTAAGATATAGCCCATGGCAACCAGTCGCGGCACAATCTCCTCATTCATGATGTTCTCAATATATCGGCGGTACACCTCGATGCGATCCCGGAAAATATCCTGATGGGCTTTGGTCGAGCCGACATACGACTGCATACCGCCCGCCATCGACTCGCTGCCCAGCACCAAGTTGGAGACTTCCCGGTTCACGAACTCGATAAGCCCGGTATATATTTTCTCGCTGTTGGACATCGTGAAGGTTTTGATGTCAACCTCGTCCTCAATGCCCGTAACCACCACCTTGTTCTGCGCGGCGTTGGCAATCTCGTTGGCCAGCCGCTTGCGGTCCGCATTGCTCTCCGAAACGGTTTTTCCGTGAATGATGGGCTGTCCATAGGTGTGTGAGAAGTTCACATAGTTGGCTACGGTGAACTTCTTAGCCAGAATGAGTGGCGTAGTGGCTGAAAATAGCCCGAGGTCCCCGGAGTTTATCAGCACATAGTGTCGTCGATAGGTCGCCTTGCGGAGATCCCAATGCGGCATCCATTGCCCCTGCCGCTTCAAGACCACCTGCTGATCCGGCAGGACGTTTCTCCGTTCTATGATGTTTACCTCCGCCAGTTTGCCCGTCTTCGGGTCTATATCCGGCATGATCTCCAGCAATGTATAGCCATACAATTTAGCCTCGATAACGCCCTTGATGATGCGGTCGAATTGAGAACCCTGTATCTTCTGTGTCTGTGCGACATCCTTGATGTACTTTCCTTTTTCATTCACTCTTGCCAGCATGTAACGGTCCCCCAGAATCTGGCTCTCCAGCGTTTCGATCACCGAACGGATATGAGCGTCCTGCTGCAGACACGCCTCATACAAGTCTATCAGTCTGGACCGGTCGTCCAGGATATAACCTGTTTCCGTATCCATGCGGCATGAGCGGTACAAGTTGTTCCGCTCGATTTCCCGGACATACTCCTGTATGGTCTTTTTCGAGGTCTTGAATATGCTTTCCAGCAGTTCTTCGTGAAACGAATGGTCTGATTCTGCCATCTTTGCTCCTTTTCTTTTAAGAGTAGCCTGATTTGGAAAGCAAAGTTTTCGGTCGGGGAAATGTATACAGTCGAAAATGGGGTTATGGGCTATTTTTCAATTAAAAAGAACTGAATATAATATACATATTTCACATCGTATTTATTTTATAAATAACTTATAATCAATATAAAAAGAGTAGTCTAAAACATAAAATAATAATACTTTTGCACTATATTTACACGCAAAAAAAAATATACCTTTGTTCCTACTTGTTAAAAACGAATCAAGAAATGAGAATCAAGAGATGAAAGTTAAAAAGGTTCCTTGTCGGAGCATCCGGTACAAGGAATTTCCCGACTTGCTGTTTGGAACGCCGCAGGAGGGCGCTCCGGCCTATTTCGACGCGACACATTTCATACAGAGCCGCGGAGACGAGAAACGCCACTCTCTGGCTGATTTCCGGGTGGCTTTCCACTTGTGGATCGAGGAGTTGTGCCGGCAATACGAAATAGACAGGGAGGATTTGTTCATCCGCGACGAGGCATCGGGGCACCTGTTAATTGATGAATGTCTGGCTCTATTATTTGTCGTTTACATCGAGCCTCCTTTCGGCGTCTACCTTCTGGAGCGAATTTCCGAAATGTTTGTCGATGGATTTACGGTTTCAGACACCTGGCTGGTTCAATCGGTCGGGCTTAGATTTACGAATGAGGAGTGTGACACGAAAAGTTACATAAATGACTGTTTAACAGAGGATAGTCCATCGTGTATGGAAGCCGGAGTTTAAACCTG